CCTTGCGTATCTCGTCACTTGTCTTGCCCTTTACGCCTACAGTCACGTGACCCCCACAGCGTCTGTCAGCAGGGCTGTAGCGTGAGTCAATTATCTTCTCAGCCTGCACGAACAAGTCATAGACCTTGTTGCGCCATTTGCCTTCGGGCAGCAGGGGTAAGATGTGGGTCACTGCCTCGTATCCGCATGAGCCGTCACGTTCAAACCCGCAGAACAGTGGGTATTCCTTCACAGCACCTCTGTGTAGTACGTTCTTCTCAACTTCAAAACCGATTGTGAACTTGCTCTCATGCACACCACCCTCGGTAAGGATTGCGTGCCTGCGCTGCATGGGCTTCAATCCAATCACGTCAACCGTGTAAGGGGTCTTGCTGTGATTCAATGGGCTTGGCTTGCCGTGATAACTCTGTACAGTGCCTCTTCTTTCGTCACCCGTGTTAGTGTAGGCGATTCCGTTTAAAAAATTGTTCGTCATAGTGGTAGTGTTGGTTTAGTATGGGTAGTGTCCTCAAAGACACTACCCGTGTTGTTGTTGGTTAATTTTCACCCCCTCTGTTGGCAAGTGCTGCCTTCAGGAACTCAAGTGCAAAGTTTAGCTCTTCGTCACTGTTCTGCGTGGTCACAGTGCCGTTGGTGTCTACCCTCACAGCTACGTTTCTGCCAAGGTCCAAGTCAGCAGCCTTGAAAGACATTATGAAGACTGTCGCAGTGCGCACTTCCACTTCGGGGGTGCTGTCTTCGCCTTCCTCATTTCCACTGCCTTCACCCTCACCTTTTCCGCTGCCTGCGGTCTCTGCTGCTGCACGTGCAAACTTCAATAAGCCCTCAAGTGTTCTGTTAGGCTCTTGCCCTTCTGCCTCTGCCTCGTCACACTTGGTGTTGAACAAGTTAATTGTTTCTTGTGGCAGTTTGCCTGCCTTCAACACTTTGTAGAAGTAGCTTTTTTGCCACCCGAAAACTTTCTTTCCAAACTCTTCGTTGGACCAAGAAACGCCTTCCTCGCGGAAAACTGCCTTGCCTTCGTCAGACGAAAACCATTCGTGTGCCTTCAACACCAACTTGCTCAAGGCAATTGTGTTGGTGAACTTGCTCTTTTGTGCGTTGGTGAGAGTGCGCTGCACCTTGCGAATCTCTGTGATGTTCAAACCTGCCTTCACTTGTGGTAAGGCTAAAAGTGCGGTCTCGATTGTTAGTAACTGTGTCATATTTAATTAGTTAAGTGGTTTTTTCGTGTTGCCGCCTCGTTCATTGGCGGTACAAACATAGTATATAGTTTGTATATTACCATACATTGAGCAAAAATTTTTTAGTTTTTTTATTCATTGCCATATTCAGTGCGTCCGCTTTCCCTTGTCCCGCTTGCGTTTGCGCTTGGTACATTGCCCGTAAAAAAATTATAAAGTTTTTTTGTGGCACATGGGCTAAGCAAGGCTTACCCTTGTGTAGCAAGGGTTTGAGGCTCGTTTGTAGTGTCTTTGAGGACACAAAACGTATGCAGACAGTGCGCATACTGTATGTATCAGGTATGAAAGGCAAGCAGGCAGGCAGCAAGGCAGGGCAAGCAAGCAGGCAAGGCAGGAACAAGGCAGCGCAAGCAGGTATGCAAGGCAGGCATGAGCACTATGCAGGCAGGCAGGCAGGGCTGCCATAGAAAAAGCCAAAAAGTTTGCAGTGCGCAGCGCAAAGGGTGACCCCCACCCCTTGGGCAGGGGGGTGCTTCCGCAGGGGGGGCGCTTGGCGCAGGACGGGGGGGAACCCTAATAGTCAGCATATCTAATAAAAAGTTGTACCTTTGTTATATGAAAAAGGGAATTGGAAAGATGAGCATAATGGGTCAGCCGGGGTTGACTGTAAGAAATGGTCGATTGATTAACAATCTTCCTGATGGCACGATGGGTATTCAAGCAGCAGCAGATGCGAGGAAGTTGAGAAGGAAAGAGGAGAAGATTGAGATGATGGTTGAAGCTGATGTACGTGCGAGTATGAGAGAAAAGTTGCTTGGGTTGGAAAGTTAACCCGCTTCATATATTTTGTTGTTTGTTACAGAGAGGGTAGAGATACCCTCTTTTTTTTTAGTGTCGTTTTAAAAATTCTTTTGTTAATGGTTGGCTATTAGATTGGTCTTTCTAAGAGTTTTAGTATTTGTATTATTAGTATCTATAAATATCTATTGATATTATTTTGTCATTAGAATGACTATTTTAATGTCAATAATAAATAGATAAGTTATTGATTAATAATAGTTCTGTCGAAAATGTTAAAAATAAGAGAAGTTTCTAACTATAAAAAAAAATAATATAAAGGAGGAGAGAGAGAGAGAATAGGGGGAGATAAAAATCACACATTGCATATTTGGTGTTAAAGGATATATCTTTGCCACAATCAAATTAAATCAATCATGATAGACAATGGCATGGGGTATTCCCCGAAGGACCTTCAGTTTGGAGAAGAGGGTCGTAAGAAACTAATCAGTGGTATTTCAAAAATTGCAACTGCAGTCAAGAGCACATTAGGACCGAGGGGTAACACTGTGTTGATTGAGTCGCCATCACACACGAGCAGTATAACTGTGACCAAGGATGGTGTGACGGTAGCCAAGTCAATTGACTTGATGGACCCTGTAGAGAACCTTGCGGTAAGGATGATGAAGGAGGCAGCAGACAAGACTGCCAACTCAGCGGGTGATGGTACGACAACTGCCATTGTGTTGACTGAGGCTATTGTCAAAGCGGGTGACGAGTTGATGGACAGTGACACGAACAGGACGCTTGTGTTGCGAGAGATTGTGGAGATGGGCAACAAGATAGTGGAGAAGCTTGCGCAAAAGAACGTGAAGCTAACCGAGCACACCTTGTTGGATGTAGCTAAAATCTCTGCGAACAATGACAAGACTATTGGTGAGACCATTGCCAAGGTATACAAAGAGATTGGTGAGAATGGTATTGTGACAGTAGAGAAGTCGCAGACCACTGAGACATATGCTGAGTCAACGCACGGGTTCAAGGTACAGAGAGGGTACTACTCACCGCTGTTCATCAATGACCAAAAGAAGGACGAGTGCATCTATGAGGATGTGATGGTGCTAATCAGTGACGCTGAGATACACAACTTGCTGCAGATTGAGCCGGTGCTGAAACCAATTATCCAAGAGGGTAAGAAGCTTCTGATTATTGCTCCGTGCTCAGTGAACGTGGTGAACACATTGGCTGCGAATGTGGTGAAGAACAACCTGAAGGTATGTGCGATTGAGCCACCATCATTCGGGTATAAGAAGCATGAGCTGATGCAAGACATTGCCTTGGCTGTGGGTGCTAAGTATTTCTCAGAGAAGACAGGTGACGACTTGAGCCTAATCTCGTATGCTGACCTTGGTCATGCTGCAAAGATTATCATTGACTCGAAGAGCACTGTGATAATCAACTCTGAGTTCAGAACAGACTTTGAGGAGATTGACAACAGGGTTGCTCAGTTGTGGGAGGCGCACAAGGCTGCCAACAAGAAGCATGAGAAGGAGTTCATCCTCTCAAGGATAGCATCACTGACAGGTGGCGTTGGTGTCATCTACGTAGGTGGTACAACTGACATAGAGCAGAAGGAGCTGTATGACCGTGTCGATGACGCAGTGTGTGCAGTACGTTCAGCATTAGAGGAGGGCATCCTTCCCGGTGCAGGCAAAGCGTTATTCGAGGAGGCACTTGCTATTGTTGGCGAGGCTAATGACAGCAAGGAGAGAACTATTGCCAAGAAGATTCTTCACACCGCACTTCAGATACCGCTGATGCAGATACTGCTGAACGCAGGCATGAACGGGCATGAGGTGTATGCTGATGCGAATATGCGTCAGTCAGGTCGTGGGTACAATGTGGTGACAGGGACCTATGGTGACCTGATTGAGATGGGTGTGATTGACCCGGTGAAGGTGACAAGGTCAGCCCTGCAGAATGCAATCAGTGTGGCAACAACAATCCTATCAACCAACGCCATCATCACAATGGCGAGAACATACGATACAAAATGATAGCAATAGGCAAAAACATAATTGTCAACGACATTGACGAGGAGATTAAAACTGAGTCAGGGTTGTTGCTATCCGCAGAGGATGCACGTGGGTTCAGATACAAGAAGGCAACTGTGGTTGTTCCGGGTACTGAGGTGTCTGTGATAAACGCAGGCGATGAGATATACTACGACAAGTCGCACTCCTACACAATGGTGATAGGCGATAAGCCATACACGATTATTCAGGAACGTGATGTCGTTGTTGTTTCAGATAGGCATTCATCTCTTTGATGAACTCTCTGTAACGCTTATCCATGTAAGATACATTCTTTGCGAAGATTGGATTATTTGACTGACTAACGGGGATTTCTTCCCCGTTTAGTTTTTTATACATGGATGAGATTACACGCTTACCCTTGTATGAGATTTCATACAGAGCCTTCTGTTTCTTCTTTTGGTCATAGTCCCTGAACTTTGAAATCCAACCATCTCTCAAAAGTTTATCGAATCGGTTCTCATCCCAAGACATGAGCTTATTGAACTCATCGAACTTCTCCTTCGGGAAGTATTTCTCTGAGTAGAGGAACAGCAGCATATCAAGTTCACACTGAGTTAACCCATACTTGGCTTTCATGAAATACCTGATGACTCTCCAAAACTTTAGGTAGTCGCTTGTGGGGGTGTATCCGTTATATGACATTAGATTTAATTTATTACTTTTGTACAAAGTTACCATAATGGCAGATAAAAGTAAAATGAAGTGTAACGTGCCCCGTACTTCTGACCGTGCAGGTAAGAAGATGATGGTAAAGGCGTGTGCAGGTGGCAAAGAAAAGCTACTTCACTTCGGAGCCAAGGGTTATGGTCACAATTATTCCCCTGCTGCACGTAAAAGCTTCAAGGCTCGTCACAGTTGTGACACCGCAACCGATAAATTGACCCCAAGATATTGGGCTTGCAAGAAATTATGGGCAGGTCCGGGTGGCTCAACACAGTCATCACCAAAAAGTAGGAGAGGAAAGTACTGATGAAGAAGGAAAATGTGTCTTGGAAGAGCAAAGGTCACTACCTAAAGGACGGAACAGAGTGGATGGGTGCACAACACGCACACAAAAACAAAGTTATGACCGGGAAATCCCACACTGCTACAAGCAAACCGCTATTCCACTTCATGGAATTGGGTTCAGTTGCCAAGAAAAAGGTCTTATCTAAGAAAAAGTAACGACAATGAAGGATGCCTGCTACAAAAAAGTGAAAGCACAGTACAATATATTCCCATCTGCACGTGCATCACAGGCTATTGCCAAGTGTCGCAAGGAATCGGGCAGTGTTCGCAAGGGTGAGGCAGGCACATCACTGAAAAGATGGCAGAATGAGAAGTGGGTTGACACCAAATCAGGCAAACCATGTGGTGCAGGTGGCAAGAATGAGTACTGTCGTCCATCAAAGAGAGTGTCTTCAAAGACACCCGTGACGAAATCGGAGTTGAGTTCGTCAAAGCTTGCAGCAAAGAAAGCAGAGAAGTCAAGAGTGGGTATGGGAAATCGTGTCTCAAACATTAATAAAAAAAAATAGATAACTTTGCATCATGGCTAAGGCAAGTAAGTTTGAAAAACTGAGCAACAAGATTGCAGAGAAGCAAGGTATATCAAAGAAAGCAGCAAATGCTATAACTGCTTCCATTGGTCGTAAGAAATACGGGAACGCTGCCTTCCAAAAAATGGCAGCCAAAGGAAAAGCAAAATCAAAAAACAAAAAATAACATGAAAAAGATGATGACCCCCGGTGTTATGAACTCAATCAGTAACCCAAAGAAAGCAGCAGTTAAGAAAGCTGTAGTAAAAGCTGTGGCTAAGAAAGCTGTAGGCAAAGCAGTTGCTAAAAAAGCAATGGGCAAAGCTGCATCAAAGAAAATGTGCTAATTCTAAATCATTAACAATGATGAAGGTTAACGGCATTGGCGTGACTCTTAGCAAAGACATTGCTAAGAACAAGTCTAACGTGATGAATAAGATGGGCAATAAGAAAGCCCTGATGAAGCGTTCAGATTGCAAAGGGTTGAATGACCCATGCATCATGAACGGAACTGTAGGAAAGCAGTTGAGCAAACTAATTTCTAAGTAAACAAAGTATGAAGCTAAGCGAGGAAAGCCAAGGTCTTGGAGATACCATTGAGAAGATTACCACTGTAACAGGGGTAAAGAAAGTCGTTGACACTGTATCGAATGCAGTGAAGAAGGACTGTGGTTGCAAAGCAAGAAAGGATGCGCTTAATCGTATGTTTCCGTATCAGAAAAAATAAAACAAACAAAAGCAATGGCGTATCAAAAACTTCAGGCGTATAGAGCTGCAGCAGTAACACCGAGCAACACGAATGACATACCGAGTGTTTCCAACCAAGATGGTACGGGGAACAATGGTTGTGTTATTTATATTGGCGGTGCAGGTAACCTTGATGTTACAACTGCGGGTGGTGACCGTGTAACATTCACAGGATTGTTAGCCGGTCAATTCGTGCCTGTTCAAGTTGTAAGGGTTTGGGCATCAGGAACAACAGCAACTAACATTTTAGCTCTTTGGTAAGATGACAGGATTGCTTATTTCTATAGGTAACCTTATCGGAGGTAGCATTATGGGGGGTGGTACTCCACCACCTGTTGTTACTTATTTCTTGCTTTGGAAGACACCAACCGATAGAATGTTGATTAGTGCATCAGGTTCAGACAAACTCGTTTGGAGATAAAAATAAAAAAGAATGGCAGATTTAACCATATTTCAACTCACGCAAATCCTTCCCGGTGCTGTAGACAGTGCTGCTGATTTAATTCCATTGTGGGATAATAGTGCGACTGAGACAAAGAAAATCACAATAGATGATTTAAAGACAGTCATAGGATTGCCTTCGCTAACAAGTGGACAGGTATGGGTAGGCTCTGCAACAAATGTAGCCACTGCACGTACTTTAACATTGAGTGCAACGGGTGGTGCATTTGCATTATCCAATACAGGTGTATTTACATTCCCTGATGCTAATGGTACAACACGTGGTTTGTTGACAGCAACAGATTGGACTACGTTCAATGGAAAGCAAAGTGCTATAACATTAACAACAACAGGTACAAGTGGTGCTGCTACCTTTGTAGGTAATATACTAAATATTCCAAACTATGCAGGTGGAGCTACGAATTGGTCTGAGACATTTGCTTCAGGCACACAGGCTTCATCACAATGGACACCGAACAATGCAGCAGCTAACGTAAATGCTGTCATAACTCCAAAGGGAACAGGTGCTTTAGTGACTGACTTTCCTGATGGGACGGCTACAGGTGGTAATGCTCGTGGTGCATATGCAGTTGACCTACAGCATCAAAGAAGTGCTGCTACACAAATTGCATCAGCAGCTAACAGTGCTATACTTAGTGGATTGAATAACTCTTCACTATCAGCAAGAAGTGTAGTAGTTGGTGGTAGCACAAATACCATAATCGCAGGAGATAGTTCTGTTATTGTGGGTGGTGTATCTAATACTGTCAACTCAGGAGCAACAGGTCTATCATTCATTGGTGGTGGTACATTAAACTCAATGACAGGAACATATGGGTTTATTGGTGGTGGTGATTCAAATACTAACGCAGGAGTATATAATGCTATTGGTGGTGGTCAGCAAAACAGCATTATTGCAATTCAATGGGGCTTTATTGGCGGTGGATTCTCAAACACCATAACAGGTAATGGCAATATAGTTGTTGGTGGTTATGATAATACCGGTAATGGAACATATAGTTTTGTAGGTGGTGGTGAACAAAATAGTATATCATCAGGGTCATATGCAGTTTTAGTTGGTGGTCAAACTAACTTGGTAAGTGCGAATTGGGGATTCCTTGGTGGAGGTTTATCAAACCAACTGAATGAACAATTCACATCTATTGCAGGTGGTAGACAGGCAAATGCTTACCTATATGGTATGCAGGCATATTCAGCAGGTCAGTTCTCTGCACTTGCTGATGCACAGATGGCTACACTTCAAATGAGAGCAGCTATAACAGGTACAGCTATTGCTGACCTATGGCTTGATGGCTCAAGTGTAAGACCAATTCTTGCAGGAACGAATACATTATGGGCTGCAAGAGTTCAGCTTGTTGCTGTATGTACAGCAGCAGGTAATGGTACTACTGCTGTTGGTGCTATGTATGCTGCTGAAAGACAGCTTGCTATCAAGAGATTGAATACTACTACATCATTGGTTGGTGCTGTTGGTACAATTGGTGCTAACTTATCTGATACATCAATGAGTACTGCTGCTGTTACAATCACTGCTGATGATACAAACGAAGCTTTGAGAGTACAGTTCACTCCACCCTCAACTGCAGGAACAACAACAACATTCAGAGTCGTTGCTACGATTCAATTAACACAAGTTAAATACTAAGAAAATGGCTATACAAATTAATGCAACTATAGAAACCGCTGAAGGTTTTAGCATTCAACCATTCTGCTATCTGTTGATTCAGATTTACTCACCCAATGATTCAAAGTCTGTGCTTCAGTACTATAAGTCTGAGCAAGACTATATTGATGGTAAGTCATCAATCAATCTTCCAACACTACCATCTTTGGTAAACTTGGGGTTGACGGGTTCTGAGTTTTGGGGTCCTGATTTAGCAACACTAATTCACAACAAATGCATAACTGCTATTGAAGAAGTAACAGGTGCAGACACTTGTGACATAGCTACTCTTTAATGAGATGAAAGATTTTCTAATTAGCATAGGTTTAAACGTAGGATTGGCAGTAAGCGGATTCTTTGGCTCCCTACTTCTTGTAGGCAAGCAAAAGAACCACAGCTTGCGTGAGCAGATATTCTCCGTGATTGGTGGTACGATGAGTGCTAACTATCTCACTCCTGTTGTTGTCAATATTATTGGCGTAAAGGAAGAGTCTCTGAGATATGGGTTTGCTTTCGTCATAGGCTTTGGAGGACTGAAGATAGTTGAGGTGCTTTATGAAAAGTATATCTCTAAATTAAAATCAGGAAAAAATGGTAATCCTTAATCTGATAGCCAATATCATACTGACATTGTCCGGTATGATTTTTCTTCTGCAGTTGTATGGAAGAGAATCTTCAGTAGTACATAGTTGGAGTTTGATTTCACATTGGAGTCTAAAGGGTGGATTGGCTGCTTTTGTTGCAGGTTCTCTATTGAATGTGCTCACACTTTCACATCCATCATTTACTCAGGTGCTTTCTAATCTTGGGCTTGCTGCTATCTTCTCATGGGCAGTAATGTTCCACCATAAGATATTCTCAAGTCATGGCAAAGAAGAGTAAAGTATCTGAGATTAATTCTTTCAAGGCAAAGCCTAAAAAGACTCGTAAAGGCGTTCACGCAAAAACAAAAACAAGTAAAACAAAAGGTAGTGACAACTACAAGAAACCTTATAACAAGCAAGGAAAATGAACATTAAACAAGTAAGCTTCGGTGCTGCTCACTATTTCAATCAAGAGAAACCGAAAAGACAAATCTATTTGCACCACACTGCAGGTAATGACAATGCAGCGGGTGTGTTTAAATATTGGGAACAGACAACTGACCGTGTTGCAACCTGTGTTGTGATAGGCTCTAACGGAGAAATCGTTCAGGGATTCCCATCAAACAAGTGGGCTTATCACTTGGGTCTAAGTGTAAAGACCTTCAATGCTCATGGTTTGAAGTATCAGCCTTTGGACGAGATGTCAATCGGTATTGAGCTTTGCAGTTGGGGAGCTTTGACTGAAGTTGTTGATGGCGATGATGTGAAGTATCTGAACTACGTAGGGCGTGAGGTTCCGTTGGACCAAGTAATAAAGTTAGATACCCCATACAAGGGCTATCAGTTTTGGCATAGCTACACTGATGCTCAGATTGAAGCAGTAAAAGAACTACTACTACTTTGGAATGACAAATATCAAATCCCCTTGGAATATAACGATGACATATGGTCAGTATGCTCTCGTGCCCTATCTGCACAGCCCGGTGTGTACACTCACAATTCCGTTAGGAAAGACAAGACTGATGTATATCCTCATCCCAAATTGATTGAGATGTTGAAGTCATTGACTGCAAAGGAGCCTATTGTAGTTGGAGAGAAGAAGTCTCCTGCAAAGGAAACAAAGCCTAAGAGCAGTGAGAAAGCCAAAAAATAGATTACTGTTTTTTCTCATCGGTTCGATTGCAACATGGTTCCTACTAAGGCAGTGTTCATCTCCTGTCCCCCCAACAGTTAAGTATGTTACGGGGGACTTGGTCCCATATGCTGTATTCAAAGGGGTCCCTACTCCTTATGCAGTTTATCGTACAGACACAATACCACCATATGATACTGTTTGGCAGGCAGGTGATACGCAGTATGTCTTAATGCCTATTGATACTATGGCTATTTTGAGAGACTACTACTCTAAGGTAAAGTATATTGATACGGTGAAGAATGACAGCAGCGCATTGATTGTGCTTAACGAGACCATCTTCAAGAATAGAATATCAAACCGAGAGGTTATCTTTCAGAACAGAGTACGAACTGCAATCATAGAAGAACGAACTAAAGCTGTGGTGTTGGGGATAGGTGGAACAGTCAATGGATTGGATGCATCGATAGGGTATAGGCAGGATAGAAACGTATTCAACCTGACCTATTCAAGTCTTGGATTCGGTGTCAGATACCAACGAGAGATAGGTTGGAATAAATCATCAGAAAAATAATTACCTTTGTAACACACATAATAATTAAATTCAATGAAAACAGTAGAAATGTTTCCGGGAGGAAAAGAGTTTTTGGAACAAGAAGAGTTGACTAAGACTCAAGAAATGCACAATGAGTTCAACAAGTTGAAGGCTCATCTTGCTGATGTATCTTTACAGAAGCACGGTATCCTGAAGCAGATTGATATGTTGCGTGACAGTTTTGCTGCATACGAGAACGGTCTAATATCCAAGTATGGTGTTGATGCTATCATCAATGTCCAAACAGGAGAGATAACAAGAAAACAAAAAGATGGCTAAGATTAGTACATACCCAAATGATACAAATGTCACCCTAAGCGATAGGCTGATTGGTACTGACAACGAGAATAATAATGAGACCAAGAATTTTACCATTGGTTCATTATTGAGTCTTGCTAATGACCCAACTGTATTAACAGGTTTTGTTCCATATACAGGAGCTGATGACAATGTTGACTTAGGTTCTAATACTCTTGAATCAGCAGGAGTTATACTTAATGGTCCATTGACAGAACCTGTGAATGGTGATGGAGTATTGAATCAAATTTTAACATCTCAAGGACCGGGAGTTGCACCAAAATGGTTGGCTCCTGCAGCAGTTCTTGATGCATACAAAGGTTCTTTTTACGATAGTATAACTCAGACTCTAACCGGTGGTGCAAATGTAGCAGTACCTGTTATACTTAGACAAACAGATGTTGATGCTACTAATGGCATCTCTGTTGTCACTGATGGTACAAATCTGACAAGAATTACTGTAGCTCATACAGGTGTTTATAATCTATTATTCTCAGCTCAGTTGACAAACTCAGGTGGTACAGGTCAGACAGTTGATTTTTGGTTACGTAAAAATGGCTCAACTGCTGCTCAAAATATTGCTGATACTAATGGTAAGGTTCATTTGCAAAGTAATGCTGCTTTTCTTATGGCTGCTTGGAATTATTTTGTAAAATTGAATGCAGGTGATTATATTCAATTAATGTGGACCGCTACGTCTACCAATATTACTATGGTGTCAGAAGTTGCAAATGGAGTTCATCCTGCTACACCAAGTATTATTGTCACATTAAATAAAGTTTAATGGATATTAGAAAGATTTCTGTTGGTCCCGACTACAAGAATGGGGCAATGCATTATATAGTTGGACAGAAGGTTCTTAACGAAACTCAAGAGATACATCTTATCAAGTACGATGATGTAAAAAAGTCTATCAAGATTTATATCATCAACGAAAAGGATGAGGTTGTTCTTTGGAAAGAGTTCAATGATACTGTTCCAATCTCTATTGAGTACAATATCAATATCTAATGCAGTCTCCGTTCTACTTTATAGCAAGACCAATTGACGGCAAGAGATACGACAACACCAAGAAGATAGAAGGTATTGACATCATATTCAATACATCTGAAGAAGACCATCGTTTCTCGAACCGAAAAGCAGAGGTAATTGAATTGCCATTAGGGTATAGTGGTCCCATTGAAAAGGGAGATACTCTTCTTGTGCATCACAATACATTCAAGTTTTACAACGACATTAAGGGCAGGCGCAAGAGTGGTAAGAGCTTCTTCAAGGAAGACTTATTCTTTATTGAGGCTGACCAATTCTTTTTGTACAACAAGGGTGGTAATTGGAATGCATATGATAGGTACTGCTTTGTGAAGCCTATCCCACCTGAAGAGTCATACGTAAAGAAGCCAACTACTCATGAGCCACTCATGGGGATTATGGTGTATCCAAATGAAACGCTATTGTCGTATGGAGTAAACCCCGGAGACAAAGTGTGCTTTCAGCCTGAAAGCGAATATGAGTTTTATGTCGATGGAGAAAAGCTCTATCGTATGTTCGACCACCAAATAACAATCAAATTATGAATCTAATCGTATTGGACAATGTGTTGATAGACCCTTCAGGGTATGTGCGTGATGCATTGTCTTATGGCTTTGAAGAGGTCTTTGATTCTGACAAAGTATTCAAAGGCATACAGCCAAGGAGTGATGATGAGTTTCAGCACTTCATTGAAAACTACTTATCGTTTAAGTACGAGACAGTTTACAACTTCATCAGGCAGTCTCCTGAGAAACAGGACGAGCCAAACTTTGTGCACACTGATGAGAACATGGGCGACTTGCTTGCGCTATTGTATCTAAATGAATCCCATCCTGATACTGACGGGACTATCATCTATGACAACGATGGTGGCAAGATGTGCTCAGTGCATATGAAATTCAATCGAGCAGTTATCTTTGGAACCCGGTTCCCACATTCTCGTGCGCTGTTTGAGAACTTTGGGAATGGTGATGACTCACGACTTGTTCAAGTGTTATTCTTAAAAGTTCGCAAAGATGGACCCGAAGGAACTGCGTGAGAAGATTATTGCTGCGGGATACGTGGCTGTTGAGCAACTGATAAAGGTTGCAAAGGAAGACATCATTAAAGGCGACTTAGATGAAGATATAGCTGCAGACAGATTGAAGAATGCTGCTGCAACAAAAAGGTTAGCTATCTTTGATGCTTTCGAGATTCTTACACGAATAGAAAACGAGAAGAATATTTTAGAAGGGAATGACGATGGAGATGGAAAGCCTCAACCAAAACAAGGGTTTGCAGAACGAAGGTCAAGAAAATAGTCTTTACTATGTAGTTGAGGACTATATTCCTAAGAAAACAATTTCGACTAAGAACCGCAATCGTAGTTGGGTATATGGATATGACCCACAGCACGATGTTGTCGTTATATCTAAGACAGGTCAGATTGGAGATGTTCTGAATATCAGGGGTCTTCACATAGCATTACCTGCTGCTCCGGAAAAGTGTCTTCAAAGACACACTAAAGCATCTGAGCAATATTGGGAAAGAGAAGAACTTCCTGTTCCTTTATCCAAAATCAATTCAATCTTTCAGTGGAATGAGATGCCCAATCAGTTTAAGAATAGTTGGGTGGACTACATTGAGGAACAGTTTGATAGAAGAGAGCAAGGGCTATGGTTCATGAACAATGGACAGCCAACATATATCACGGGAGCACACTATATGTATCTGCAGTGGTCCAAGATTGATGTAGGATACCCTGACTTCAGAGAGGCAAATAGAATACTGTACATCTTTTGGGAAGCCTGTAAAGCTGACATTCGTTCTTTCGGAATGATATATCTTAAGATAAGGCGTTCAGGATTCTCCTTTATGTCATCATCTGAATGCGTAAACATTGCAACCCTTGCAAGAGATGCTCGCATAGGTATATTGTCTAAGACGGGAGCAGACGCTAAGAAGATGTTCACCGACAAGGTGGTCCCTATCAGTACGAACCTTCCATTCTTTTTCAAGCCTGTGCAAGATGGTATGGATAAGCCAAAGACAGAGTTGGCATATCGTGTACCTGCTTCTAAGATTACCAAGAAGAATATGTCTGAGACATCGAATGATGAGATGGATGGCTTGGATACCACAATCGATTGGAAGAATACAGAGGACAACTCATATGATGGTGAGAAGCTATTGTTCTTAGCACATGATGAAAGTGGGAAGTGGGTGAAGCCCGTAAACATCCTGAACAATTGGCGTGTTACTAAAACGTGTCTGCGTCTTGGTAGCAAGATTATTGGTAAGTGCATGATGGGTTCAACATCAAACGCATTGTCAAAGGGTGGTGACAACTTCAAGAAGATGTATGAGGACTCACGTGTATCCTCAAGAAATGCCAACGGTCAAACAAAGTCAGGTCTATACGCACTGTTCATTCCTATGGAGTGGAACATGGAAGGCTTTATAGATAGGTATGGTATGCCTGTGCTACGTAAGCCGACTCAGCCTGTTCGTGGAGTTGACGACAATTGGATTATGAATGGGGCTATTGACTATTGGGAAGCTGAAGTAGAATCTCTGAAGTCTGATGCAGATGCATTGAACGAATTCTATCGTCAGTTCCCAAGAACAGAGTCCCATGCTTTCAGAGATGAGAGCAAAGCTGCACTATTCAATCTAACAAAGATTTATCAGCAGATAGATTATAATGACTCGTTGATTCAAGAGCACCACATGACTCGTGGTTCTTTCCATTGGAAAGATGGGATAAAGGACTCAAAGGTTATATGGTCCCCTGACTCACGTGGCAGGTTCTTGGTGTCTTGGATACCCGGAAAGAATTATCAAAACAGAGTTATTGACCGCAATGGAATGAAGTTTCCCGGCAATGACCACATGGGCGCATTCGGTTGTGACTCATATGACATATCAGGTGTTGTTGTTGGCAAAGGTTCCAATGGTGCATTGCATGGATTGACAGGATACCATGTTGATGAGGGACCTATAAATACTTTCTTCCTTGAATACATTGCTCGTCCACAGACTGCAGAGATATTCTTTGAAGAAGTGTTGATGGCAATAGCATTTTATGGAATGCCTATCTTGGTGGAGAACAACAAGCCAAGACTTTTGTATCATTTAAAGAATAGAGGATACAGAGGGTTCTGTCTCAATCGTCCTGACAAGCCATACACCAAGCTGTCTAAGACTGAACGTGAGCTTGGTGGTATACCAAACTCATCAGAAGATGTTAAGCAGGCACACGCAGCAGCGATTGAGTCTTACATTGAGAAGCATATCGGTCTTGACTTAGAAGGAAAGTATAGGGACCCTGAAGAGATGGGCACTATGCCATTCGTGCGCACATTGGAAGATTGGGCTAAATTTGACATAAACAATCGTACAATGTTTGACGCATCTATCAGTTCGGGGTTGGCAATTATGGCAACTCAAAAACATCTGTATCAACCTGAGAAAACACAATCAAAAATTAGCATTAACTTTGCTACATATAACAATAAGGGGACTATAAGCCAAATCAATAGATGAAAGATGTCAAGATAGATATATCGTCTGTAGGATTCCCAAGTCAATTCGTGTCCGATGCCGAGAAGAACACGGAGCAATTCGGGCTACAGATAGGACAAGCCATTCAGTATGAGTGGTTTCGTAAAGATGGGAATCAATGCAGGTATTATAGTCAGTGGAGAGATTTCCATAGGCTACGTTTGTACGCACGAGGCGAGCAACCAACTCAGAAGTACAAGGATGAGCTTGCAATAAACGGAGACCTTTCATATCTAAACTTGGATTGGACACCTGTTCCTATCATACCCAAGTTCGTTGACATTGTGGTAAACGGTATGACTGACCGCTTGTTCAAGGTGAAGGCATATGCTCAAGATGCTATGTCTCAAGCCAAGAGAAGCAAGTATCAGGATATGGTGGAAGGACAGATGGTTGCCAAGGACCTTCTTCAAAACATTCAGGAGCAGACAGGTGTGAATCCATTCACAATGAATCCTGATGAACTACCAACTTCGGATGAGGAGTTGTCATTGTATATGCAGCTCAACTATAAGCCGGCAATTGAGATAGCAGAAGAGGAAGCAATCAATACCATTCTTGATGAGAATAACTATGAGTACACCAAGCAGCAGTCAAACTATGACTTGATGACCATAGGTATATCTGTTCAGAAGCATGAGTTTCTTCCCGGTGCAGGCGTTCAAATATCATATGTTGACCCTGCCAATGTTGTATACAGTTATACAGAGGACCCTTACTTCAGAGACTGTTTCTATTGGGGTGAGATTAAAACATTGCCAATGACTGAGCTTATGAAGATTGACCAATCTCTTACTAAAGAGGACTTGGAAGAAATCTCTAAGTACAGTCAGAGTTGGTATGATTACTACAATGTAGCTCAATACTATGAGAATAGCATTTTTTATCGTGATACTTGTACTCTCCTTTACTTTAACTATAAGACTACAAAGAAGATTGTCTACAAGAAGAAGATTTTAGACAATGGCGCAACTCGCATGGTGGAGAAAGATGATACTTTCAACCCACCTGTAGAGATGATGGAAGATGGTCGCTTTGAGAAAGTAGAGAAGACTATTGATGTATGGTACAATGGGATTATGGTTATGGGAACCAACATCCTATTGAAGTGGGAGTTGGCTGAGAACATGGTTCGTCCTAAGTCAGCATCACAACACGCATTGCCAAACTATGTAGCTGTGGCTCCAAGGATGTACAAGGGTGTGATTGAGTCATTGGTTAGAAGGATGATTCCTTTTGCTGACTTGATTCAGATGACCCATTTGAAACTGCAGCAGGTTATTGCAAGAGTTGTTCCTGATGGTGTATTCATCGATGCAGATGGGCTTAATGAGGTTGACTTGGGAACAGGCAACGCATATAACCCTGAAGATGCATTGAGGTTGTACTTCCAAACAGGTAGTGTTATTGGTAGGTCCTATACTCAGGACGGTGAGTTCAATAATGCCCGTGTTCCAATCACGGAGTTGAACAGTAGCTCAGGAGCATCTAAGGCACAAATGCTTATCAGTAACTACAACCATTACATGGATATGATTCGTTCCGTTACAGGATTGAATGAAGCTCGTGATGGTTCTGACCCGGACCCGCATTCTTTGGTTGGTGTTCAGAAGTTGGCTGCACTTAACTCTAATACCGCTACACGCCATATCCTTGATGGAAGTCTATTCCTGTATAAGTCTATTGCAGAAGCATTGACATACAGAGTATCTGACATCCTTGAGTATGCTGACTTCAAAGATGACTTTGCTAATAAGATAGGCAAGTACAATGTGAGCATTTTGAATGACATAAAGGACTTGTACATCTATGACTTCGGAATCTTTATCGATATATCACCTGATGAAGAGCAGAAAGCACAGCTTGAGCAGAACATTCAGATTGCTTTGCAGAAGGGTGACATCAATCTTGAGGATGCAATTGACATACGTGAGTTGAAAAACATGAAGCTTGCTAATCAGTTGCTCAAGTTGAAGCGTGTCAAGAAGCAGGAACGTGAGGAGAAGATGATGATGCAGAAGCAAGCTATGACTGCTCAACAACAATTGAAGTCTCAAGAGATGGCTGCTCAATTGGCTGTTCAGAAAATCGAAATGGAGACCCGTCAGAAGATGCAGTTGAAGCAAGCAGAGATTGCATTCGAGATGGAGAAGATGAACAACGAAGCCAATCTGAAGAGCAAGCTTATGTCTGAGGAGTTCAACTACAACATTCAGTTAGCTAAGATGAATGGTGGCGAATTGTCAAGGAGAGAGATGGCGAAAGAAGAAGCCAAATCAAAACGCATAAGCCAACAAAACACTGAGCAGTCGCAGTTGATTAATCAGCGCAAGTTGAATTTGCCACCACAGAATTTCGAATCAAACGAGGATTCACTTGATGGTTTTGACTTGGCTGAATTCTCTCCTCGATAAGTATAAAAAATTTTTCTATTAACTTTGCATAAAAATCATATCAAATGGAATTTAAAGTAAGAGAAGTAACCGGAGAAGAAAAGGGCATTGCTGAAAAAGAACAAGAGTTGCTCGACAAGCACGAGCAGAACTTGAACGGTAATGAAGGTAAAGCAGAAGAAGATGGTATTCAAGTTGAATTGCCACCTGCTGTAGAAACCGAAAAGCCTGCAAGCCTAAAGGAAGAGGACGTTCTTTCATATATTAAAGAGAGGTACAACAAGGACATCAGCTCATTCGATGAGTTGATTGCTGCACGTAACAGCAACGAAGAGTTGCCTGAAGATGTGTCAGCATTCTTGAAGTACAAAAAAGAAACGGGTCGTGGAATCCAAGACTTCTTGAAATTGCAAGAGGACTTCGATACTATGGACCCTGACCAAATGCTAAAGCAGTATTTCTTGGCAACTGAGGATGGTCTTGATGAAGATGATATTGAGGCTATGATGGAAGACTTCAGTTACAATGAAGACTTGGATGACGAGTCAGATGTCAAGAGAGCTAAATTGGCGAAGAAAAAAGCTATTGCTAAGGCTAAGACTTATTTCACGGAGCAACAGGAAAAGTACAAACAACCCCTTGAGTCAAGAACGGTTGGTATCCCTGAAGCCGAGAAGGAAGAGTATGAGGCTTACAAGCAATATGTAAAACAGGCTAACACTGCAAGTGAGGAGCAAGAGAGAAAACGTGAGTGGTTCCAACAGAAAACTGACGAAGTATTCAGTCAAGAGTTCAAAGGTTTTGAGTTCGATGTAAATGACAGAAAACTTGTTTTTTCTCCCGGTGATGCCACTGAGTTGAAGAAGGTCCAATCAACTCCAATGAACTTTATCAATAAGTACTTGGATGAGAGTGGTCTTATGAAAGACGCAGTAGGTTATCATAAGTCGTTAGCCATCGCAATGAACCCCGAAAAATTTGCCAAGTTCTTTTATGAGCAGGGCATGGCAGATGCCACAGAAGATGTGACACGTAAGATAAAGAATGTTAATATGTCGGAACGTAAAGCACCTGAAGCGGTAAATAAGGGGGGAGTGCAAATACGAGAAGTAAACGCAGGCTCAGGTCGTGGGTTGAAAATCAAAAGCGCAAAAAGAATATAAACCCTTAAAATAAACAAAAAACAATGGCAGTTCTATCAACTCCCGGATTTCAGTTGCAGCCCTCAGCAGAGCAGGTTGCCTTGTCCACCAACTACATTACCAACTTCAACTTCTTGAATCAGTATCTTCCTGATACCTATGAGAAAGAATTTGAACGCTATGGTAACCGCACCGTAGCATCCTTCCTTCGTATGGTAGGTGCTGAAATGCCTTCTAACTCTGACCAAATCAAATGGGCAGAACAAGGTCGTCTTCACACCAAGTACGTGGATGTTACCACTACTGTTTTGACCAACGCAGACAGTGCCACTTTCACAGTCAATGACTTGAACGTATCAGGCATCGCAATTCGTCCCGGTCAGACCGTTATGATTACCCCTAACGTAGCAGGTCCTACTCAAAACAAAGGTATCGTTACCGCAGTTAACACTACGGCTGATACTTTTGATGTAGCCTTCTACGAAGCAAGTGGTATCACCAACGCTTCAGCAGCAAACAAATTCACCGTATTCGTTTACGGTTCTGAATTCAAAAAAGGTACTTCAGGAATGGTTGGCTCTTTGGAAGCAGAAGATGAAATCTTCAGCAACTCTCCAATCATCATCAAAGACAAGTATGCCGTATCAGGTTCTGACATGGCTCAGATTGGATGGGTTGAAGTAACCACCGAGAATGGTGCTACAGGTTACTTGTGGTACTTGAAGTCAGAGCACGAGACTCGTCTTCGTTTCGAAGATTACCTTGAGACCGCTATGTTGGAAGCTGTTCCTGCAGAAACAGGTTCAGGTGTTGCTAACGCATCACTCAACCCAACCTATGGTAACAAAGGTTCTGAGGGCGTATTCTACGTGGTTAACTCACGTGGTAACGTGTGGGGTGCAGGTAACCCAACTACCTTGGCTGACTTTGATACTATCGTTACTCGTCTTGACAAGCAGGGTGCTATCGAAGAGAATGTTCTTTTCGTTAACCGTGACTTCTCTTTCGACATTGACGATATGTTGGCTACCTTGAACGGCTTCAGCTCTTCAGGTTCTGCAAACGCAGCGTCATTCGGTTTGTTCGACAACGATACTGACATGGCTTTGAATCTTGGCTTCAGCGGATTCCGCAGAGGTTATGACTTCTACAAGTCTGATTGGAAGTATTTGAACGACCCAACTTTGCGTGGTGGTTTGACCCTGTCTACTTCAGGTGCTACTACCGCAAACGTAATTACCGGTATGCTTGTTCCTGCAGGTTCAACTACTGTGTATGACCAAATCCTTGGTAAAAATGCGAAGCGTCCTTTCCTTCACGTGCGTTACCGTGCGTCTGAAACTGAGGACCGCAGATACAAAACTTGGATTACAGGTTCTGCAGGTGGTGCTCAGACAAGCGACCTTGATGCAATGGAAGTTCACTTCCTCTCTGAACGTGCCGTGTGCACATTGGGAGCTAACAACTTCTTCTTGTTCCGCTACGGAGCATAATCGTAGAAAACTAAATTGGGGAGTGTCTTCAAAGACACTCCCCTATTTTAAATTCAAATTATATCTTATCAAAAATGAAAAAAGTAAAATTAGAGCCGAAGGACAGGTACTACCGCCTTCGCAACGAACTCGCACCGCTATCTTACACAATTGCTACACGCAATTCCCGTAGATACCCTCTCCTTTGGTATGATGAAGAGAAGAACCAAAACCGTCCTCTTCGTTATGCAATCAACCAAAAGTCCCCATTCGAGGACGAGCAGGATGGCAATGCCATCATTGAGCCAATCACATTTGACAGAGGCTTCTTATTTGTTCCAAGAACTAACCCTGTACTTCAAGAGTTCCTGTATTACCATCCTCAAGCAAATGTGGTATTTGAAGAGGTTGACAGTGAACGTGACGCACAGCAAGTTGTTGAGGAGCTTACTGCAGAAGTAGATGCATTGATTGCTGCACGTGAGATGACCATTGAGCAACTTGAGACAGTTGGTCGTGTGCTCTTCCAACGTGACACCACCAAAGTAACTACTGCTGAGTTGAAGCGTGACATCTTGGTGTATGCTCGCAACTATCCTAAGCAGTTCCTTGATGCTCTTGAGGACCCAATGCTGAAGCTTCAATCAAGTGTCCATATCTTCTTTGATAAGGGCTTGTTGGGATTCCGCAACGGGAACAAAGAGGTGTGGTACAACACTCCAACCAACAAGAAGAAGATGCTTACAGTACCATATGGCGAAGACGCATATGTGTTGGTAGCACTCTACTTGAAGTCTGATGAGGGAATCGAAGCTCTGAAGATGTTGGAATTCCACCTGAACGGAGAGTAACCATAAACCATGTTAAATAAGAGAGGGGAATTACCCCTCTTTTTTTTTACGTATCTTTGTAGAAAGAGAAAAGGATGATTAATTCAGTTAGAAATACTGTGCTTTCCGTAGTTAACAAGAACAACTTCGGGTATATATCTCCTTCAGATTTCAATCTGTACGCACAGCAGGCACAGATGGAATTGTTCGAGGGGTACTTTGAGGAGTACAATACGCTTGTAAATAAAGAGAATGCAAGAGTTTCAGGAACCGGCTATGCTGACTTGAAGCAAGCTGTAGAAGAAATGATTGATACGTTCTCTGTGACAAACTTCCTAAAACACAACGCATCAAATACATACTTCCTCCCATCATTGACAACTACAGGTGATGAGTACTTCACCATCAATAAGCTATTGTGCTATCCTGTGATACTTGCTCAGGGTCAGAGTACAAATAACTTGTTGTCTTCATTGGAAGATTCAACTGCAAACTTTATTGCTGATGGTGTAGCTGTTGGTGACATAGTTGCCAATACCTCTACCGGGACGCAGGCTACTGTTGTTACAGTAGTATCTGCAACAGTGTTACTATTGTCTTCAAACATATTCACTGCATTCCCTGAAGACTATGCGGTGTATGACAAGAGTATAGTAAATCAAGTTGAGAAAGTAAGCCATAGCAAAATCACTTTGCTGAACAATTCATTGCTTACTGCTCCATCAAATACTTATCCTGCATACACTCAAGACGGGTTATCTCTTACGATATATCCTGAGACTGTTGCAAAGCAGGGTCAGATAGTGAGCCAATACATACGCTATCCTAAAGCTCCGAAGTGGACATATGTTACACTTACCAACGGTGAGCCATCATTTGACCAATCACAACCTGACTACCAAGACTTCGAGCTTCCACTTGAGGATGAGTTCAAGTTGGTGCACAAGATTCTTCAGTACGCAGGTATATCTATCCGTGAGACAGAGGTGTATCAGTTTGCAAAGGTTGAGGAAAGAGGAATGCCACAACAATAATAATAGACAACTATGGCTTATATCTCACAGTTCGACTATTATGACAACCAAGATAATTGGGGGTCATATCAATACGTTAGCCTATATGACATCGTCAACAATTTCATGTTGATGTATGCCGGTAATCATTCTTTGATTAATAACGAGGAACGCTTCAAGATTTTATTCCATGCTAAGAGAGCTGTGCAGGAATTGAACTATGACGCATTCAAAGAAGTTAAGATTTTAGAGTTGTCAGTTACTGACAGCCTGAGATTCATTCTCCCATCTGACTACGTGAATTGGGTTCGCATATCCTTGTACAAGGATGGATACTTGCGTCCTCTTACTGAGAACATTCAGACACTATCCTCAGATGCATATCTTCAAGACAACAATGGTAACATTCTGTTTGACCAAAACGGTAATGTCCTGAAGCCACAGTATTCTGAGATTGACTATGACCGTATCAAAGGGACCAAGAAGAGCATCTACCTAAATGAAGGTAATCAGTATCATGGGCAGATGGGTTGGAATGTTGATGGGATGTGGTACTTCGACTATGCCATCGGTGCACGTTTTGGTTTGAACACTGAGACCGCAAACTTCAATCCTACTTTTAACATTGATAAGAAGGCAGGAGTGATTAACTTTGACTCGTCAATGTCAGGAGAGCTATGCATACTTGAGTACATATCTGATGGTATGGAGAATGGTGATGACTCTCGCATTTCTGTAAACAAGCTATTCGAGAAGTACGTGTATGCGTATATCGAATATGAAATCCTTAGCCACAAGCTTGGCGTTCAGGAATACATTATTGCTCGTGCAAGAAAAGAAAAGACAGCGTTGTTGCGCAATGCAAAAATTCGTTTGAGTAATATTCACCCCGGACGATTGTTGATGAATCTTCGTGGTAGAGATAAGTGGATAAAGTAATATGGCAAATATCTCAAGAAACTTTGTAGCAGGTAAAATGAATAAGGCTGTCGATGAACGCCTTATTCCTAATGGAGAATATATCGATGCACTTAACTGCAGATTGGGTTCAAGTGAAGAGTCTGAGATTGGTGCTATAGAGAATGCAAGGGGTAATCTTCCTTTGACATCTCTGTTGTATCCACCAACAGGCACACTTCTTAGTGCAAGTGCTAAGTGTATTGGTGCTTATCAGGATGGAGCCAATGAGACTCTTTATTGGTTTGTGCATGACCCGAACTTCCCCGAAGGTGCTACAGGAAAGCTTGACCTGATTGTCTCTTTTAATACTGAGACAAACACATTGACATACCATGTTGTCAGCATAGATGTAGATGGCACAAATACTACGTTAAACTTCAATCCTCAGTATTTGATAACAGGTGTAAACCTTGTTGACTCAAATGAAGAGGGGTTGTTGTTTTGGACTGATGACTATAATCAGCCAAGATGTATAAATATCAGAAGAACATATCCTCAGCCATCAGGTTTTTTAGATGGATTTACCGAAGAGGAGATATTGGTAATTAAAAGACCACCTATTGAGCCAATTTTAGTTCAGCCATTGACTACAGGTGGTCAACAGAACTTTTTAGAAGAAAGGTTCCTTTGCTTTGCATATCGCTATCGTTATGCTGATGGTGAGTACTCTGCTACTTCTCAGTTCACTGCTCCTGTATTTGTACCAAATCCATTTGAGTTTAGCATTAATAGCTTTCTAAATGAGGGTATGGTTAACTTGGCTAATTCTGTTCGACTCTCATTTTGGTCAGGTGGTTCACTTGTAAAAGGTATTGACTTATTATTCAAAGAGGCAGGCAGTAACACCATAAAGGTAATTGAGAAAATAGACAAAGCTATTTCAGGTGTTCCTGATGGAACGTATTACCCATATACGTTCACGAATAGTAAGATATTCACTGTGCTTCCTGAATCTGAGTTGCTCCGTCTTTATGACAATGTACCGCTACTTGCTAATGCGCAGACCATTATGGGGAATCGTCTTGTGTATGGTAACTATGTTGAAGGATACAATCTAATTGACAAGTTTGATAATCCACTTAGTCTTACATATGTTTCATCATTAGTATCAAATGAAATAAATAATGACGAATTAACAGATGATACTGATAGTGGTAGCTATACAATAAATGGTTCTCAAACTATACCTCAAGCAACATTTACTGTTGACCTTGACTCTGTAGCGGGAGAGTTAAATGCAGGAGCACAATTAAACATAGCTATACGTGTAACACACGCATTGTTTACAGGTAGTACTCCTGTTCCAACAGAACAGACTCAGAGTGTTCAAATTGATTGGTCATTTACTTTGCTGAATAGTTATGCATCTGTGTATGAGATGGCTACAAGTAATGAATTTATTGAGGCTGTTGGTACTGCTGCTAACATAAAACCTGTATATGACCCAACACCGGGTAACCCAACTTCTTGTGATGGGTTTACTCTTACAGATATATTTAACTGTGCGCTTCCAAATACCTTAAATGGTTCTACACCTGTTACGAAATATGCAAGTGGTATATCTGCACCGGGTCAGCCATTTGTAATAGTAACAAGCCCTTCAAGTAATGTAATTGGATTCCAAGTCCCTGCAATGAACTATGTAGGTGACTTGAATAATCCTACTGCATTTAGTGTTTATGAATACTACAACGTATCATATGGAGAGGCATTTTGGTCAGGCATAGCAACTCCAAAAAGCTTGCACAGTAACAGAGGTTATGAGGTTGGAATTGTATACATGGATGAGTATTTACGTGCATCAACTGCATTGGTTAGTACTAATAATGCAGTACACGTTCCATGTGAGTATTGTGATAGACAGAACCAAATTCGCATAACAATACCTACTACTCAACGTGCTCCGTATTGGGCTACAAGCTATAAGTTTGTAATTAAAGCGGATAGAGAGAACTACGAGACTGTATACGCAAGTATATTCTTCAGGGACCCTAATACCAATAATGTTTATATTCTATTGGAAGGGGAGAACTCTCGTAAGGTTGAGACGGGTGATAGGTTAATTGTTAAGGCAGATACTGCAGGTCCTGCTAAAAGTTGCTTATACACTACAGTACTTGAGAAAGAATCAAAGCAGCGTGGCTTCTTAGAAATACCAAGTTCATTAGACCCTAATGTGAACTTAGAGGTTCCTTCAGGAGTGTACATGAAAATAAACCCAAGCAACTTGACATTGGTTCAAGATGAGTTGTCATATATAACTGCTTCAGGCGAGGATATTGCAAGTGGCGCAGGTCGCTATCCAATAACAGAGGTATTGGTAAATAGATTCGATACTGCAACAAGTGCATATGTAGATTATGATATTCCCGCAGGAAGTAGAGTATCATTAAACTTTGAATTCGAAAGAAGGGGTAGCGGTGATGGTAACAATGCTTGCGAAAAGCGTATCTATACATTAAACAAAACTCTTATTGCATCTGCTGATTACAACAACTTTAAAGATTGGTTCGATGGTGACAATGTAGAAATTGTATTGAATCAAGGCATACAAGATGTAGGAGCAGGTGGATGTGATATTGGTAATGTATATAACCCAATATTGTTTTCAGGTTCAATGGCAGGTGCAGTTAATCCTGACTATTGTAATAACCAATATAGATTCAGAAGAAATGGATTTAATAATGCTCTGTATTTAGTTGCAAGTGGAACAAGAGCTTGTGGTACATCTCAGAATAAAAAATCTAAAGTAACATTAAAGATAGAGGTATTCCGTGCAGAAAGTACATTGATATTTGAGACTGAGCCACAGGATACACTTCCTGATGTTTTCTATGAAAACAATTTATTCTTGCCTATAGGTCCTGATGGGGAGCACTATGGTAACATACAGAATCAGGACTTTGCATTAAACCAATCAGCAATAATAGACACTGAGTTCTTCAACTGTTTTGCTTATGGCAATGGGGCTGAGTCCTATAAAATTAGAGACTCTATTACGGGAAAGTCATTTAACTTGGGTAACCGGGTTACATCAGTTTCTACTCAAGACTATACTCAGGCTGATAGATTTGCTGACCTTACATATAGTGGTATCTATAATGATGAGAGCAATCTAAATAGACTCAACGAGTTTAATCTTGGTTTGCTAAACTTTAAAGCACTTGAAGATTCATTCGGTCCAATCACTTTGATTGATGGTCGTGAGACTGACATACTTGTTCTACAAGAGGATAAAATATCATATGTATTGGCAGGCAAGAATCTTTTGTCAGATTCCGCTGCGGGTGGTGCTATCACATCTGTGCCTGAAGTATTGGGTACTCAGATTGCACGTATTGAAAACTTTGGTAACAGCTTTCATCCTGAGAGTTATGCTAAGTGGGGTGAGGACAAGTTCTTTACCGATGCAAAGCGTGGTGCTGTCATCCAATTAAAAGGTGACTCATATAGCAATGAGAGATTAGGCGTTATATCTGAAGCAGGAATGCGTCCTTGGTTTAGGGACCTGTTCATAGAATCTTTGACTACTCAGAAGCTTGGTGGTTACGACCCATACATGACTGAGTATGTTCTAACGAACAATGACATTCCAACTCCAATGCCTGAAGAATGTATTGGATGTGGAACACAACAGGTATTTACATTTACAGCAGTAACACCAATCACATATTGCATTGATGTAGGGACCTTAGTTGGACCGTTTGATGTAATATGGAACCCTGAGTCTATCAATCCGGGAGATGGATTTATTGTTCAGGTGACTTATGATGGGTCTACCACTTCTTCAGGAGTTGAATCAACAGCAGGAAGCTTAACAATACAAAAGAACTCTATAAGCCCAACCATAGCTTATATTGAGTTAATACCTATTGGTACTGAAATTACTCTTAGAGTTGAAGTTGCTTGTCCTGTTCCAAGTCCACTTGTAATAGTAGAGATTGTTATAAGCAATGATGCTGATGGTGGTAAGTATACACACGCTGAGTATAAGTATACAGATACGCCATACATAAGCCCAACTACATCAAGATTGGTACAGCTATCTTCAGGAACAGCTAATCCATTGGTATCGTTCTACAATCAAGTATATGGCTATCAAGGTTCAGGAAGTTTCCCATTGAATGGAACTACTGTATCTATGATTTCAAATAAGATAGGGTTTGATGACTTTGACTTTGACCCTGCTTTCAATAAGTTCATGTGGTTGAGGACTGATTCATACTATGATGATGACCCAACGAATATAGCAACATTGCTATCACTTGCTAATACTGCAACACCAATACTTGGTGCATCTCCAACATATATGGCAGATTTCACAATGCCAACATCAAACCAAGAGTATCTATACTTGATATGGAATCTTAGAAAGCCTGTTGAAACTGAGCTATGCTACTCTGATGTTGATGTGTTTGATGCTTGCTGCGGATGTGAGCAATGTGCAGAGTTGTGTTCTTACTACGACATATACTCCTCTACAGGTGGTGCTTTTGAATACACTGACTGCTACACTTCAGAGATTGTTGAGACAGATATTGGAATAGATGCAACAATAAGCGTGTGCTCATCAACTATTCCTGTTGTTTTGACAGGCACTGTAGATGTTACATTTAATCAGTGCGGATGCCCAACATAATACAAAACTATGGCTACAAGCGGAACATATTACTTAAACGGTCCTACACTATCAAGCTCAACAGCAGTATTCACTGATGATATATTGAGCACTTGTGCTCCTGATGGATTTTATTCTGAAGGCTCAATAGTTAGAGAGCAGGTAGACTGCGTACTATTGCCACCTGTTGTTTGTCCATCATGCGCTGCTCCTTGTAATACCCCAATATCAGGTACGGGCGGTCCGGGTGTGTATTATGTAGATACCAATACAGGTACAGCTACAGGTGCTATTATTGTTAAGTTCAATGCCTTCTCAGTACCTGACGGGATATTGGCTCAGCTTGGTCCAAGTCTATACAATGGTATGTCTTCACAATATTTTGGTTGGCTTGAGGGAACTTCAGGTCTACCAACTTATGTTGGAGAAGCAGCAAGTGACTGTGGATTGGTAGCAGGCTCTCCGTATTCAGGTGTTATTGAGTATGAATATCAAAGTGGTGCTTTTGTTGATAGTGGGAATACTACGAGTGTTACTGTTATTTCAGGTCAATTAGATTTGACTACATCAAATGCAGGCGTGTGCACTATGGTGATACCAAAAACATCAAATGCATACAGCGTTCTAAGTACACAGATATTTAGTCTTTGCCCTGCTACAAGCTTTAGCATTGAGATAGAATGTCCTGAAGCACTTAGCACATGGACAGGAAGCGCATTGGCTGCTTCAGGCTCAGGAGCCTGCGTATTGAATGCAGCTACTACATACTACTACGTTCACGTGAATGGTGTAGGTGGCGTTCTTGGACTATACGATATGGTGTTCTCAGATGCAAATGGCGAGTTCCCATTGGCAGCAGGATACTACAACACAGGCTCAATGAGTCCATCTTATGATTGGATTCAGGTAGATGCATATGGTGTTGTTATAAGCTTTGGTGTTTGTACAGCTCCAATAAACTACATTGTAGAGAAGTGCTATACCAATGAGCAATTGATTGTAACTGTACCTGCATTGCTTTCACCCGGAGAACGTGTGTTGGTGGTTGGTCATCCCGGCTGTATTTGGGAAGTGGTAAGCAGCACAGTTTCACCATCTAACGCTACATTCCTTAGCATTACTACTGACCCATGCACAGCTCAGTGCTCATCTTGGATACTAACCAATTCATTGGCGATAGACATATCTTTTGATTTTGTGGATTGTGATGGAGCTACTGTGACATTCTCTTTGGGGGGTGGTCAGACCATCACTCTATGTGCTCGTGAGATATTGACCACTCCAACAGGGCTTGGTGTTTCAATAGATGATTGTGAGTGCGAACCACAAACTGATGTTTGGGAACTAAACGGATGTTGCGCTAACGACACGGTGATTGCTATTTCAAACATACCTATCAATATCGGTGACCTTGTGAAAGTATCTGACACAAGCATTGATGATTGTTGGTATGAGGTAATTGGATTGAGTGGGTCAACGCCAACTACAACAATAATATTGAGCAACTTAGGTGCTTATGGATGTGATGCTGTTTGCTGTGATTATGAAGTGTGCAACCCTGATACAGTAAACCCACACTCTATTGACTACATAAACTGTGATGGCATACCAAGCAATCTCACTTTGCCACCATTGACTTGTGCTAATGTTTGCGCAAGGTCAGGTAGCTTCGGACCTTCAGTATTGACAGTATCATTTAATAGTTGCACTTGCTAAAAGTATATGGCTAATTACACACTAACATATGATGATGGAGTAGCGGGATGGACATCCTTCTTCTCCTTTTATCCTGATTGGATGATAGGCATGAATCAGTTCTTCTACACCTTCAAGGGTGGGAACCTGTATCGTCACAACGTGAACCCTGTCAGGAACAACTTCTATGGTGTTCAATACACATCTCGTATTCAGAGTGTGTTCAATGACGCACCGTTGGAGAATAAGCTGTTCAAGACTTTGAACTTAGAGGGGGACCATGCATGGGAAGCAGACATGGAGACGGACCTTCAGACTACAGGCTTCATCAATAAGACATGGTTTGAAAGGAAAGAGGCATCATGGTATGCGTTTGTCCGTAACTCAGGAACGACTCCTGCGACTCCCGGTCAAGAGTATCCACTAAGGTCTTTGAATGGTATAGGCAGAAGCTTGTCAATAAACACATCGGTCCCTGCAGCGGTGGTTATCAACTTCTCGATAAACCCACTAATCTCTATTGGTAATATTGTGAGTGTCGGTGACAATCTATACAATGCGCCACCACCATACACCACTCCTGTGTTCATCGGTAAGATTGTGGATGTCGTGCAGAATTATCCTGCAGGTAGCAACTACATTGTCGTTGACACTACTGTTCCATCAGGTTCATTACCTACGATTGCAAATGCATACTACCTGTTTATAAAGAACTCGATTGCTGAATCTCATGGAGTATTGGGTCACTACTGTGTGTTCACACTTGAGAATGACAACACCAATAAAACAGAGCTATTTGCGGTGGAATCAGATGTGATGAAAAGTTATCCATAAAAAAAACAAGTATCTTTGTAGTACATGGTATTCAGAATTGAGCCAATAAAAGAAACCGATTACGATGACTTTCTCGTAGGATGGTGGGAATCATGGGGGTGGGAGCCACCACACAGAGATTTCCTTCCTGATAATGGGACGGGTGGAGTTTGTGTCTTTGAAGACACTACTCCTATTTGTGCGGGATTTCTTTATACCACCAACAGTGGTGTAGCTTGGGTCGATTGGGTAGTGTCAAGTAAAGAGTACAGAAAGAAGCCACAACGCCAACAGGCAATTGGCTTACTTGTTGAGACTCTTACAAACATTGCAAAGAGAACCGGACATAAATACACTTATGCCCTGATAAAGCATAGAGGTCTTATTGAGACATATAAATCTCTTGGCTACATCGAGGGTGATAAGTACACAACAGAAATGATAAAAGTATTTTAAAATGGCAGCATTTACAACTATAGCAGCAGGGGTGGGATTAGCAACAACCGCTGCAACAACAGGGATGTCTTTTGCTCAGGCTCGTAAGCAAAGAAAGCTACAGCAGCAAGCAGAGGATAAAGCGTCAGAGATGATGGCTGAGGCTCGTAAGAAGCTTGAGGTGAACTTCTATGACCAATTGGCTATACAGAAGGAGCCATATGAGTTGGAACGTGAGGCTTTGATAGCTGCCGGGGCACAAGCCATTGAGGCAGGTAAAGAGAGTGAACGTGGTGCAGCAGCAGTTGCAGGTCGTGTTCAGATGGCACAGCAACAAGGTCAGCGTGAGATTGCAACAGCGATGGGGCAAGAGATGATGGGTCTTGAGAAGTTGTCTGCACAAGAAGATGCAAGGTTGCGTGATTCTTTGGTGCAGTTAGACTTGGGTGAAATAGAGGGTGCTCAATTAGCAGCAGCGCAAGCAGCAGAAGCTAAGAATATAGCTACACAGCAGGGCATACAAGGTGTTATTAGTTTAGTAGGACAAGGAGCATCATTGGTCCCATTATACCAAAAGCAAAAAGGCATTGACCCGCTGACAGGATTACCTATTGTACCTGCCACTACAACTGCTCCAACTGTAACTAACACTCCGCTTAGCACTAATCAAGTTGGTCAAATGAATCCTCAAGATATGACTAAGCTATTCCCGAACTTGACCACTGAGCAGAAGATGCAGTTGTTCAATGACCCTAAGTTTATGGCACAGTTTCAAGGTATGTCTAAGATGCCTCAAGGTAATTTATCTCAAATTGGGAGTGACTACCTGAAGCTTGGTGGTATTGATAATGGCAAGTCATATGTTAACCCATACAATTTAAGTGCAGACCAACGAGCAAAATTATTTGGCATCCAAAACATAGATGCAAATTTCATGAACCCTTTCTCTTTCTAAGGCATGGCAACATACTATAAATACGCTGAACGGAATATAGACTCTCAGATAAATTGGTCTGAGGTTGGGAAGAACATGGTCGATATGCTCCGTGAAGAGGATAGACTACGTGAAGAAAAGAAAGATGCAATTGATAAAGCATCGAGAGAGTTTGGTGAAACATTGGCTAATGCGCCTACCGGTGATTTCAAATCTGCAAATGAATGGATATTGGGATATGCAGCAGATGCATCTCAAGCTCGATTGCTACAGGATAGATTGCTGAAAAGCGGTATGCTTAAATTAAAAGACTACACCATTGCTCGTCAGAACTTGAACGATGGGACCAATCAAATGTTCCAAGTTGCAAAAGAGTATCAGGATAAGGCAGGTGAAGCTATGCAGCGATACCAATCAGGACAGTCTCAGGATACTGAGGCTTGGTTGATGGAACAGGTTCAGGGCTTGAGTAATTTCAAGGATACCAAGGCGTATATCAACCCAACCAATTATACTGTGAGCCTTGCGCCAATGATAAAGAAAGTCGTTGACGGTAAAGAGGTGATGGTTATGGACCCTAACCCTGACAAGTATCTTACCACAAACCAACTCAGAAACAGAATGAATGTTCGGTTGGATAGGTTTGACTATGTGGGTTCTGTTGATAGAGAGGTAAGCGCATTGGGTGAATTCCAAACTGCATCAATATCAAAAGTAAAAGGGCTGTACAAGATGGCAAATATTACTGAGGCATTGGACCCAACACAAAGAGGACGGCTATCAGATGAGGATAATAAGACTATTACTGCTTATCAAGAGTGGGAGAAGAATTCTATAAATGCCCAACTGTCAAACCCATATAATCAGTTGAGTATATTGACTGATGCTATTGACAAGGTTCCGGGTACTCAGGACTTCTATGAGCCTACATTTGACCCTGAGTTAGCAAAGACAAATTCTAAATATATATTGTTAACAGATGATGGCTCAGGTATGCCAAGACCTGAGTTTACAGAGGAGCAAAACAAAGCAGCTACTGAGTTCCTACGTTCTCAAACACGTAATGCCCTTGATAGAAAGACCAACATTCAAGTAACTCAAGAGGCGCAAATGCAATATGCTCCTCAATATGTTTACGAGGCAGGACAAAGCAAAACCAAAGATGTTGGTGCTGCTAACATGATTGGTGCTTTGTACTATGGTAATGAAGCAGAAATAGAATCTGCTCTTCAGTATTTCCGTGACACTGTTCCTGATTTAAAAAGTATATCAAGAGGGAATGATTTTGTACAACTCACATTTAATGATGGAACTCAAAGAAAGCTTTCATTAAGAGAAAACTCATATGGCGTAAATACTGAGGTTGGATTAGAAACATTTATAAAGGGGGCATCACCATTATTAGCAAATATATCTGATATTAATACAGCATTAAAGAGTGGTGGGTTTAAGAAAAATAAGGAATTGTATACTATCGAAAATACAATAGTTAAAGATGTAAAGTCTGCAACCGAACCAACAAAAAAAGAAACACCTATTAAGCAAGCATCAAATTATGTGAACTCAAAACTTAATTCAAGTATGCTTAAACAAGAACAAAGTGTAGCTGTGCCTCAAATTAGTTCTATTGTGCAGAGGCTTGGATTTGTTGCTGAAGCAACAGGGGGTGGTTTAGTTGGAAGCTTTGTGACGCTAACTGCTCCTGATGGTAAAACTAAAAAAGAATTCTCATTGAATGATTCAGATGAAGAAGTAAAAGCAACATTAGTAGATATGAAGGCTTTTATTGATGGGAATTTAGATGCTACAAAAGCTGCCAATGCAGTAGCTGCAGGAACTATAGCGTTGGATGTTGAGTCTGCTCCTACGCCTAAACCTAAAACTACCCCCGGTAAAGGTAAATATGATTGATAAATAAAATCCATAACTTTGTGGTATGGATGAATTGAAGAAGCTGTATGATGGTCTTGTAGAAGATGGAAGTTATACGAAGACTTTCGAGGAATTTCAAAAACAATTCCAAGACGCATCATATCGTGATAGACTATACAATGGTCTTGTGACGGATGGGCTGTATACAAAATCAAAAGATGAATTTCTTAGAAAGTATGCGGTTGGTCCATCTAAGTCAATCATCGAACCTGTAAAAAAAAAAGAGACTCCGGCTCCCATTTCAGGGTCGGAATTCTTATCGGGAATTGGTTCATCGGAATCATCAGACACAGAAGCGTATAAGTTTAATCCTGCAGCTAAGCCTGCAGCTAAGCCCCCTGTAACACCTGCAGAGGATTTCATTTCATCAAGAGCACCTAAGCCTACTAAGGATTATGTGTATACACCTACCATTACTCTTCCTGAAGGATATGTCCCGGCTCCTGAAACTCCTGAAGTAGTTGCACGTGATAATACACGTATCGTTGCTACTGATTTTGGTGCACCACAAGCTTTAGAAAAGCATGAGGCTTTTATTGCTGAGACAAATAAACTCAAAGAGCAAGCTAAAAAAATAGAGAGAGCAAAGGCTCAGGAAGAAGAGCAGCTTATAAAAAGCAGAAATGCTGCTGCTAATCAAGATGCTCAGTTTCAAGAATACCTACAAGGCATAGATGCAAATCTAATTGATAAGGTAGAAGAAGATGTTGTACCTGAACTAAATAAAAAATTCAACCCATATGGCTTCCATTTTGAAGAAGCTGTAGCAGGTGGGGATGCAATGTATGTTCGTACTGCTGATGGCAAGCATGAGCTTCTGATTCCACTTGACCCATTTACCACATCTCAGGAAGTAGCTACATCTAAACAGTTGCGTGACTTCCTTACACAATATGCTCAAGGTCGTGAAGAGGTGAAGTCTGAGGACTACATAAATAAAGCTCTTCGTGCTCAGAACATGAGAGATGTTGGTATGCGCAATGATGACGGCACATATTCAACTGTAAAGTTCACATCATTCGAAGAGAATGGTAAGTACTTTGTGGTCCCTACATTGTTTCCGAAAGACCCCAATGCTACCTATACTACCAACAAGAGTGATTGGATAGAGCTTCCATTCGAGCAGGCTGTAGCTGAGGCACGTAAGCGTGGAGAGATATTCCAATTCGATAGCGACCAAGAGGCAAAGGGATTTGCTCAAGGAGATTGGAAAGGCATTAATGCATTTGATGTTGAAGGTCAGGCGTTCTATAAAGAAAAGGGCTTAGACTATTACGCTGAGAAAAAGAAGTACGAAAACTACACCAAGCTGCAAGATGAGCTTGACTTTCTTGATAATATACTTGGCGGTGGTATTACACCACAACAGGATAAGATAGACAATCCTGAATACTTTGCACCGGATGGAAGAGGGCTATATACCAAAGAAGAACTTGAGCAAAAAAGAGCAGAGGTATTAAAGAAGAAAGACAGCCTTCTTGAGCAGGTATATGATATAGAGGTAATGGGCGTTGGTGATGGACCCGTTCAAAAAACGCGTGAAGACTTTGATGTAGTACTGAATAAGCGTCAGAATGAGATTGCAGGTGAAGCTATAAAGATGAATGCTGCAGCCACTGATGAATACAAAGCTTTGGATGAGACATCTATGGCATTGTATAATGTGCCTATTGAGAAGATTGGAACTATCATCCCAAAGACTGCGAAGGATGCAGAGAACATCAAGAATCTTACTGCTCAATTGGTAAAAGTAAATGCTGCTAAAAAAGATGCAGCATTAAGATTTGAGACAGCAAAGACATACTACGATGCCAAGTGGAACAAGGCTGCAAGCTCTGAGTATGAGGAGAATTGGGCAGGATTCACAACATCAGTTGCCGATGCATGGAACAATGGTCAAGCAGCAGAGCAGATTATGCTTTTGACATTGGGTGTAAAAAATGCAGAGGATATAAAAGATAGACAAGAAGCTGCAAGAATTATAGCAGAGAATCTTCTTGATGTATCAGGCAAACAATCAAGAGCACTTACAAGACTAAACTTAGCTCGTGATGGTGAATGGTCTAAAACATTATTAGCAGACCCATTTGAGGCAACAGCAACATTTGTTGCATCAAGTCTTACTCAGATGCTTCCATATGCATCATACATTGTCCCAAGTGCAACAGCAGCAGGAGCTGCAACGGGAGCTGTAGCAGGTTTAATGGGTGGTCCATTTGCTGAAGTAACTGTTCCGGGTGGTGCTATTGCAGGAGCTACACAAGGTTTAAGACTTGGTATGACTGCAGTTTCATTTGGTACTGAATATACCAACTCAATACTTGATGTAATGAGAGAGAAGGGTTATGACTTATTGGACCCTAAGCAAGTAGAAGCTGCTCTCTCTGATGAATCTGTATGGGCAGAAGGTAGCCAATTGGGTATATCAAGGGGCATACCTATTGCTGTAGTAGATTATTTGTCATCAGGTCTTGCAGGTAGAGTATTCAAAACAAGCAAGCTTGCATCAATGCCCGTGAAGCTTGGTGCTATGGCTGCTGAACGTGCTGTGTTTGACCCTGCAGCAGAAGCGTTAGGCGAATATGCAGCGCAAACAGTAGCAGGTCAGGACATAAATTTTAAAGAAATTGCTTATGAGGCATTGGGTGGTTTGGGGAATAATACGTCTCATATGGCTGTCAACCTATATCGTGAGGCTCGTAATAACTCTAATGCGGATTTGGCTTATGAGTTAACAGACATCAATACTGTAGCTAATGAAAGAGTTAGTGATGAAAAAATTTCATCATGGGCTAACAATATGCATAAGCTTGGAAAGATTGATGCTGATGTGAACCAACGTATACAGGAGAACGTAGGTCTTAGAAGAGAAGCACGTGACCTTACATCAGTTGGAACCACAAGTAGATTGATTGGTGATGGCAAGAAAGTAGAAGCACGTGTAATGCAATTGCTATCTGCAAGGAATGAGTTGTCTTCTACACAGAACAGAAAAGAGATAAATGGTGATAAGATACGTGCAATCAACAAAGAGATTGCAACTATCTCCGAGACCAAGAAACTTCTTCCTGATAACAAAGATGTTGCCGGTGATGGTGTAACCACTGCTGTGAATCTTGACGCAATTATTGGAACAGAAAGGCAAGGTGTATCACTGTATAAGATAGGTGGTAAGACATTCACCCGTGAACAATTCTTGAGTGAATTGGACAAAATGAAAAACAGAAGGCTTCTTCGTGCTCGTGTGGATATAAAGAACGATGAGGAAGCTATAAAGATTTACAATAATAAATTAAACAATGCCATTCAAAAGCAAAGCCCAAGTGCGATTTCTATTCAGTCAGAAACCGGAGTTAGCAAAACGGTGGAGGAAGGAAAACCCCAAACAGAACTTGAAGTCACTACCGAAGAAACTCAAGTCACAGTCCCAAAAGAAGAAGTAGCAAAAGCAGAAGAAGATTTAGTGTCTTCAAAGACACGGCTTGATGAGCTTGCTGATGCTATACCACAGCGTATTGACTACACTGAGGATGACCTAACAAACTTTGATGCATTAGAGCAGCAGAAAGCTGATGGTGTTATAACCGCATTGGCTGAGAAAGTTGCTGAAGGGACCAAGCTATCAACTACTGAGAAGCAGGTGTATAATGCGAACAAAGAAAAGGTTGATGGCGTATCCCAATTGGTTGCAGAGAAAACTTCAATCGAGGAAGAGGTTGCTGACCTTGAGGCTATGCTAAAGCCAAGAGCAGAGTTCCGTGCTGAAGAAAGAGTTGTTCCTGCTAAGATTGAAAATGCTATAACTGAAGATGGAGAGGTTGATTTCGAAGCAGAAGACCAAGTCCGTAAAATTGCAAATGAAAGGAACATCGGTATTACAAGAGACCGTGAGATTGCTTATGTGGCACGTGATGAACAAGGCAATGTAGTCGGTGGTGCTTTTACTTCATATGACAATCAGACAGGAAAATATACTTTTGATGTAGTTGTAACCAAAGAAGCTGAGGGAAAAGGCATAGGCAGCAAGCTATTGGATGCTGTTCAAAATATCCCTTCAGATATAGCTGAAATGAATCCCGATGCTACTGTAGAGGTTGATGTCGTAAACCCACAGATGCAGCGTATGTTGTCTAAAAGAGGGTTTGAAGTTTCTGAAAAAATAGGAGAGGAACGTGTACTTATGGTTCCCGGAAAGAAATCAAAGACAGAGTTCCGTGCTGAAGAGACAACTGCAGAAGCACCTATCGATGAAGTCGAGGCAATAACTGATGCCATCAATCAGATTGTATCAGGTAATGTATCAACTGAGCTTGCACCTGAATCTACTGAAGGGACCGTTGATGTTACTGACCTTAGTAAAAGAACAGGTCAAGCTGTACCAACTGTTAGCTTTAAAATTGTAGAAGGTGTTCCGGTTATCTTCACCATCTCTGACCAACTTACCACAGGAGAGATTGTAAATCCACAAACAGGAAGAGCTATAGGTAACTTGATGGGTGGTATAGGATTCAACTTCATGAATCAAAATGCTGCTTGGGCATATACCACTGAGAAGAAAGCATCAGAATCCTTAAAAAAAGCCAAAAAAGTTTACAAAGAGAATAAGCAAACAATAGAGGAGTTTTGGAAAAACAATCCCGAATACAATGGTCTTGTTCCAATGATGGTTGTGAAGATGGGAGAAGGCTCAATACTATCAAATGAAGCTACAGCCCGTGTCCTTTCAGACAACATACAAGAATTTCCTGAAGCTAATCGAAAAAGAGCATTAGCTGTTCTTCAGAAAGAACTTACTAATGAGATAAAGTCTCTTACTAAAAGAGCAGATGCTGCAAAAAGCGTACTTACAAAAAGGAACTATCAAAAAGAAGCAAGTGGGTATCAGAATATTCTTGACCTTATAGCCAAGAACAATATTCAAACGATTGAGCAATTGCTTGCTCCTGAAGTTTTCACTCAGATAGAGAACCTTAATGCACGTAAGGATATTGTGAATATGATTGGCTATGGCAAACCTAATCTTCCTCGTGAGAAGAAGGCAATGTCAAAGCCAACCAAGAACTCATTGGTTGCTCGTGCTATCATTGGCATACCGGCTAATCAAGAGGTGAAAGACATTAATCCAAACAAGAGATATGAGCTTTTAAACTTAGGAGAAGTAACCAATACGATTACTGAGTCAACAATTGCCGACATATCTAATCGCAGTATCGTGAGCATAGTGGGTGTAGATGTATTGAATCCTCGTATTTTGAATACAGAGAATGGTGATTTCAACCATCCAAACTATCAGTATGGATTGGCAGGAAAGTCAATAGGTATTCTACAGGAGCCAATTTCAATCGTGAAAGCATACCCTGAAGCGTATAATCTTGCGCTGAAAGGTCTAATAAAAGAAGAATCAAAATTTGTAAAACCAATAAAAGATGGCAAAAAAATTGTTAAGCCCGGCAACAGACTCTTCAATCAGTCTATCCCGGAAGCTTCGGAAATTGCGGATAGATATTATGAAAGAACCTATGGGCGAAAGCGTCCTCGGTACTATGGCTCAAGGTCAATCGACAAAGCAAGAGCCAAAAGAATAGCGGATTCATTCGCTAAGATGGCAGACAATCCGACTGCCCCTGATGTGAAAAAAGCTTATGAGGCTATGGCACGAGAAACCCTTGAGCAGTATAAATATATGCTTGATGCGGGTTATGTTGTTGAGATAAACAACAATGAGCCATATGGCAATTCACGTGAGATGGTTGATGACTTGCGTAATAACAAGCGCATGAAAATCTTCTCTACTGAATCAGGGTTTGGAGATGAAAAGATTACACCTGAACAACGAGAAAAGAATGTACTACTTCGTGAATCAGGATTCTACGATATTAACGGTGAGACATTGTTGGTTAATGATGTATTCCGTGCTGTCCATGATTTCTTTGGTCATTCTGAATTAGGTAATTCTTTTGGTGCAATAGGAGAAGAGAATGCTTGGAATGTACACGCACGTATGTATAGCCCATTGGCACGACAAGCAATGACTACTGAGACACGTGGTCAAAACTCATATGTTAACTTCTCAGGAGTCAATGAGAGAGTTGATGCTATGCGTCAAGAAGCTGCTGTGTTGAGAGACCAAGGTAAAATAAAAGAAGCAGAGGCTATTGTCAATAAGATATATGAAGAAATATCTTTTGCAGAGCAGAAGCAAGGTATTCTTCCAAAAGAATTTTCTGATGTTGACCTTAATGATACAGGAGACAAAGAGTTTCAACCTGCATCTGTTGAGTCAATACTAACAAAAGCTGTTGGTGTTCAGAATGGATTAACACAAGGCGAGTTCATTGCTGCTGTAGCTGAGGGAGATATATCAAATGCAACAAAACTTGCAAACTTCCTGAGCCTTTCATTCCCAAGTGTAACTGTTTCTACAGATAAGGTTTCGTTTAACAATGTGATGTCTCAGGTTGGAACTGAGGCGTATATGGTTGGGGACCAAATCATCTATGGTGTAACTGTTGATGGTGACATATACATCAATCCTGATGTGCACAATACAGAGTCATCACTATTCAATACCACTATCCATGAGTTTGGACACGTATGGACTGATTATCTTCAGACATCAAAGAAGGGTAAGCAGTTGTATGAACGTGGCGTACAGTTGGTTGAGGAAGGAATAGCAAATGATGCCAAGGTAAAAGAGATATTCGATGCTCAGATGAAGAAGTATCCGGGAGACCGGGCACGAGCTATCAATGAGACGATGGCTATTCTTATTGGCAACAAAGGTGAGGTGATTACCAATGCAGCAATCAAATCAAAGTTCAAGGAATGGTTGCTTGGAATGTGGAGATATGTTAAGGAAACATTCAAGATGTCAAAAGACTTGTCTGTTGAAGAGATTCAGAATCTTACCCTTGACCAATTCATAGGAACAGCATTGGCTGATATATTCAGTGGAGAGGAAATAAAACTTTCTGAAGCTCAGCAAAAGCAACTGAAGAATCCTGATGCCATGTTCAGTAGCACACAGTCTATGCAGTCGATTATCCAACAGGCGAGAGCTAATGGATTCTCTGATGCTGCCATCAAGCAAGTGTTGTTGAATCGTGGATTTAAAGCATCTGATATAAACAATGCTCTTGTTATTCCCATAGATGTAGATACAAATCTTCCAAGAGAGTTTGCAGATATTGACGGTGGTGTACAGAAAGGGCTTCAGCTATTCAATGATGTGCGCATTGAATTGCAGAGGTTTGCTCATATGGGACCTCGTGGTGGTATTCGTAAAGAGGTAACAAAAACAATGGCTCAGATTCGTGAGAAGGCTATAGAGCTATTGAAATCTCATCCGATATATCAAGCACAGTCTGATACCGTTCAGATGGAATTGATAAGCGCATTTGACAGAACCCTTGGAACTGCAGCAAATGCTAATGTTACCCGTCAGATAACAGCAATAAGAAACAACTTGCGTCAGCGCAAGATTGGAGCAAGAGAATTACAGCAGGCTAAGATTGCGGTAAAGAACATGATACGTTCTGTTCTTCCTAAGTCTGATACATATTCTCAGGCTCAGATAAATAGGCTTATCTCTATCATCGCTAATTCTACAGAGGATACCATCCTTGCTGATACTGACAAGGTGATGAAGATAGTTGAGCAGCAGAGGGCAAAGATGAAGACATCCGTTCTTAAACAGATGTTGGAGTTAGTTAATAAAAAAGCCAAGGCTGCTATGACTACCACCGGTAAGCGTAGAAGCAAAGGTCTCGACCCTGAAGGTCAGGCATTCTTTGCTCAAGTGAAACCAATCCTAAGAGCAGTCATCAATAATGACATTGAGTTCATGATTAAGTTGGCTGATGAATTGGCAAAGGCTGATGCTGATGGTTCAATCAATGATGCTCTTATAAAGCAGAATCGTGGAGAACAGTTGACTGTTCAAGAACAAGCATTGCTAAATAAGGCATATGCGTTTGATACGTTTGGTGACTTGATGAGCATGGAATTAGAGGATGTACAGCAATTGCTTGACGAACTCGTAGATGCTCGTGCAGAATCAATCAAGAGACTGAATACACGTAGAGAAGTACGTGCATTAAAGTATGCAGCATTGAATGCAGAGGCTTCTGCTCAGGTATCTGAGTTGAACCCTGAGTTATTTGTCGAAGAGATTGATGCAAACGGAAACGTAACTGTTAGACCAAAGACCCGTAATGAACTTGTACAAGACCGTGCTGCTATCCGAAAAGCTTTTCAAGGCGGTAAGATATGGTCAGGGTTTAAACAGTTGGTAGCTCGTTGGGACTATACTACTATCACAGGCATAAAAGACTTCATGCGTAAGCGCATCCTTCACTTGGGTTCATTGATGAATCTATTTGATAACGATGCAAAAGGCATGGCATTTTTTAGGGACAATATCTATAGACCTCTTAATAGAATGGATGAGAAGTCTAAGCTTGGGTATTTCCTTGAGATGCAGAACTTAGACTCTATTGCTAACAGTATCCCCGGAATAACAAAAGGGTACAAGCAAATCCGTAATATGCTTCAGACGGGTATCCATGAGTTCACTATCAATGGCAAGACTGATATATATAATGCAGACAAACTGCTAAGAATATATGCATTGTCTCTCAACGATGTTCAGCGTGAGAAGCTCAGAAAGATGGGTTGGGATGATGCTCAGATACAGAAGATTAAAGACATCGTTGGTCCTGAGCCGATAGCTTTTGCTGAGAAGTTGGTTGACTATTTTAGCAATGATTACTATGAATCAGTAAACAATGTATACTCAAATGTAAATGATGTAAACCTTGGGTATGTACCTAACTACTTCCCAACTATTACTCAGGCTCAGAAAGTAGGCTCAAAGCTTTTAGAAGATGGAGACTTTAATGGAATCTTCAATGCTGAGACAGCTCCTGCACTGAAAGAACGTACTGATGTATTGGGTGAAATTGAATTGAACTATGATTTCTCAGATGTAGTCGAGAGTCATTTCGTTACAATGGAGAAGTACAAAGCATATGCAGCAGGTGTTAAAGAGCTTAATGCTATATTCCAAAATCCTGCATTCAATGTTCTTCTTGAAGAGTCAGGGCTGAAGTCAGTTGTAAAGCGTTCAGTAAACTTTGCGATTACGCCAAATGCAGGACAGCAAGAAGAGCAAACCGCACTTGGTAAACTGATGACTAAGTTCACAGGGTTTGCCCTTGCGTTTAAAGCCATTCAGATTGTAAAGCAAGCAACTTCTTTCATCAACGCATATGAGGATTACAGCTACTTCCCTGCTGACTCTAAGCTACCGGGGATTGTAAAGGGACCTGTTGACTTAATGATGTTCATGGTTGATAGCGCAAAAGTTATTGCCACTCTTCCAAAGCAAATTCGCAAAGCATATGGTATGTCTGCTAACGTAAGAGACCGTATGCTAAAAGGTATTGAGGGGGATGTATATGGTCTTGAGTCAGGCTCAAGCGTATTCTCTTCTATAGATAAGCGAACAGATATATGGGCACGTGCAGTACGTGCGTTTAAGACGGGAGCTGCGGGACCAACTGTGCTTGGTGACATACTCGGTGTTATGGGATACATGGTTAACTATAACCGTAACATTGCAAATGGCATGAGTCCTGATGCTGCATTAGAAGCGTTCAACAACTACAACGCAACAGCACAAAGCCGAAGGGGTACAGAGAAGTCATCCATTCAGCAGAACAGTTCTGAGTTGGCACGTGCATTCACAATGTTCGGAAGCACAACATTCCTACAGATAAATAAAGTTCTCGAAGCACAGACAAATATATTCCGTGCATTGAAGGAAGGCAAGATGCCAAATGCAAAAGACATTCGTGCTTTCGCTATTAACCTTGGTCTCACCAACGCATTGTTCGTTGGCACTGCAAACATTGCTAAGTTCATTAAGGGTGATGATGATGACCGTGAAGAAGCATTGAGACAAATGAAGAGGGCGTTGGTTGGTCTTAACCTAATTGAGTCTATACCTTTAGTTGGAGCAGCAGTTGAGACAGCTCTTGCTCACATTGAAGGAGAGAAGAAGAGAGGTGGAGATGCTGTTGTAAATCCATATATGCAGGTATACAATAAGATTCGCAAAGCATCAGAGGATGGTATTGGATTCAAATCATTACAGCCAATAGCTGAGATAGTTATAGGTGCTCAGCTTGACCCATTCATAGGTTTGTATAATGGTGTTGCAGATGGGTTTGATGAAGAGGCAGTATATGACCTTCTCGGTATCAGCAAATCATATCGTCCAACAGAGGAGAAAGACACCAAGTCAAGTGCTCCAAAGGATATGACCAAGGAAGATATGAAGCGATACTTCCCTGAGATGTACGAGCAAATGTATGGTCCCGGCTCTCCACTATATGATTATGAGCAGGAGATGAGAGACATGGAGAAGATGGAAAGAGAGCAGCTACAGCAGGAGAAAGACTTGATATATGGCTACGATGAAGATGCATCCAAATCAGATGGCACTGTATGGAGCAAGAAGAAGTCAACCAATAAGAAAGAATCAGGTACAGTTTGGGGTAAATAAAAAGTGAGTGTCTTTGAGGACACTCACACATACCTTATATACTTCAAGGCTTTCTGCTTATCGTAATATACCATTAGCTCTACATCATAGAGTGCTCCTTCTCGTGGGGTACGACCACCTACTCTCAGAGTTCCTTGTAAATCTTTTAGCTTACCATAGATGATGCCATCATCACAAGCCCATATCACTGTTGGGTTCAGCATCTTGCTCCAAAGTTTGAATACTTTCTGTACCGATATGGGTAGAGGGTAGGCTTGAGCCATGTTCTTGAGCCTACCCTTTACCTCAACGTATGCGATTAATGTATTGTCCTTGTCGAATATCCTGAAGTCTATGTCATCAGGGCTGAGCTTCTCAAACCTGCATTTGAATACTGATGTGAATCTTTCAATGGCTTTCCTCTCACGGATTAAATCCTGCTCTGTCTCAAAACTTTTTGTCTCCATTGTCTCTTAATGATTCAAGATATTCAATTGCTGTATCGACCTCATCCTTGAAGTCTTGGTATTCCCTATCGACAAGGTGCTCATAGATATTGTTAACGCATTGATGAATCCTATTCGTATACGCCAATATGTCGCCTGCACGTTTCACTTCTCGTGCTCTTGACTCTGATTCCGGAACGCTTGTTACGAAAACCAATATCAACTGATTCGGATTCTTTTTAGCTTTCACCCTCGATGAACATCAACTTTAACCCCATGATTTTCGATTTCCATAATACGGTATTTTTGTAGAGGAGAGAGCTTTCCCTTCTCAGACTTCACTTCTATGAATAGAACATCAGAGTCTTTCGGGATAGCTATTAAGTCAGGGATTCCGTTCTTGTTGGTCTTCGTCAGTTTGATAACGTAGTAGCCTTGGTCCTCAAGCTCCTTAATCTTCTTGGATTGTATCTGCTGTTCAGTCATGATAGTTGAGAACCGATTACAATATTAGCAAATCTCTTTTAAAGTGAGAAACAGTGTAGTCCTTTTTCTTGGACACAGCCTTATGTATCAGGTCCTCAATGCCACCGTTTGAGAATATCCAATACACCTCATTCTCAAGCCTGTCCTTGGTTGTCATCCTATCACGGCTCTGCCAATAGCTCGTGGCACTGAAGTCAATGTTGTAGTACACGAGACACTCAGCCTTCTTCAATGATATACCTTCTCTGCCTGAGACAATCTGCAATGCTATGCTCTTGTCGGTGTCTTCAAAGACACTTAGCTCGGTGGTCAATGAGTCTCCGAATACCTGCTGCAATGCATTGAGTTCTTCTTTGAACTTGTAGAAGATACCAATCTTGCGGTACTTGAACCGTTCCTTTATGTACTTTGCTTTGCTCAGGTCAACCACCATTGACTTACCACTCTCAAACTTTATGGTCCCGCTGTACAGTTGGTGAAGCTTGCTCATGAGTTTCACCGGTGTATCACCCAATATCACCTCTGACTTACCACTGATGACCAAGTCCTTCTTCAATCTTGAAATCAACTTATAGGTTGATTCCTCTAAGTCTACCCGCAGAATCTCCTCGGTTGTCTTTACTACAAACCCTGAGTCCTGCTGCGACCACCTGATTGTGTATGGAAGCATCGCATCAATGATGGTCTGATGCCCATTTGAGTAGTCGTTCACAATCATCCCGTTTATTTTCTTCTGCGTTTTATTAACGTAGTCATCAGCAAAACGGTAGAAGTTGCTGTACTTCTTAAATGGATTACTTCCAATGCCATAGACTTGATGAAACATTTGAGAGTATGACTCAGGGGTTGGTGTACCTGACAGCAGTATCACTCTGCTGTTTGAGTCTCTCACCAAGTCTCTAACTTGCATAGCTCTAAGACTTGGCTTTGGGAAAGCTCCCATGCTGTGCGCCTCATCGCATATGATGACATCCCACTTTACTTGAGGCAGCTTGTGTATGCTCTCGTAGTTCATAACGAACAATGCATATGACGGGCATAGCTTGTCTGCGTCTTGTGTGATTGAGCTGATGGCTTTCTTCTTGGTCAGGAACAGAACGTGCTCTACGTTTGGTAGGTTGTCGCAGATGCTAAGGCTCGTCAAAGTCTTACCTGTTCTGACTTCCATCGCAAGGTATACAAATCCATGTTCGTTAATTATTTCTGATGCTTTTGAGACGATACTCTTTTGGTAGTCTCTTAATTCAATTTGATTATTCATTTCGTGTTCGTGTAATTTTTTATAGTACTCTATACTTCTCTCCAATCTATCTACTACATCTTTGGCTACATTATGCTTTAGGACCCTCTCTGTTAAACTTTTATTACCCCTGCGTACCTTCACCTCTCTCGTGTCCATAATAATGCCGTAGAGGACCTCGCATCGCTTTAGCATATCAAGGTTAGAGTACGCAGGGATTCTTTCAATAAGGTCCATGCCTTTGTAGTCCATCATATGTCAATGGTCTGTTGGTAGTCCAACTCTGTTCTTCTGCGGATACGAATCCATCTTCCTTGTTGGTCTCGTCCCTCTTCAGGTGGTACACCTTCCTTGAACATTGCATATGATATGAGCCATTTGTAGAATCGGGTACGGCTGATGGTCATCTTAGCCTTTGGTCCGTAGTCAGGATACTCAGTGATGAACTCCATGTAAAGGTCCTGCTTGTACCTTCTTTCCCCCGGCTCAAGCATACGGTTAGGCTCAGCGTTGTCTACCAATCCACACCATTCAATAAAGTCATGGCAAGTCTCTGCGGATAGTTGGCGAATCTTCAGGTTCACGAACTTAGACTTCACAAGACCTGTGTTCAGGTATCCTTGCAGGCAACCAATCATGTAGTTGTCGAACTGACACCACTCCTCATCATCCCAATCACCGAACATCAACTTACCAAACTCATCCAATGGCGTGAAGTTCTTGGAGTAGTATTGGTGTAGCTCAAGCTCCCACTTCCTACGTGCGAATGAATTACCTGCACCCTTGATAGCATAGTTGGTGGTGATGGCAATCTTCGGTGACTTACTGAATGGTATCTTGATTGCGTCCTTGTTCTTCTTCTCAAGAGTAAGACCCTCAGTAACCACACTGAACAATCGTTCAAAGTCAAAGTGCTTCTTCACATCATCGAAGACAAGTATCTGTGTATCGGCACTAACCAATTGGTATGCGAATGACCTCTCAAAAGTGAATGACTTACCGTCAATTGTAACGACCTTTTTCATTTGGCTCAGTGCATTCATGAACAGACCTTTACCCGTACCGCCTTCAGGGTTGTCGCTGATTACCTCATCATTGAGTATCACTGCGGGGCAGTAGGACAAGTTCTTGTGTGCGTGTAGCAGGAACCCAATCGTTGACTCCATCGAGTGCACACGTGTCATGTCACCACCACATACGTTCTTCACGAATACTCTGAAGTTACATCTGTCGGTCACTGTGCATCCCGTGAAGTTCCTATCTATCACGTGGTCTTTCCACACGTAACCACCAAGGTCAAGGTAGTCGATTGGTGTTATCTCATCCTTGCTAATCTTCACCGCACAGTTTCTGTAGTACAGATAGGACGAGTTCTTTGTATCCTCGATGAAGTAAATATCGATTGTGTTCAGCATCGATAGGAACTCTTCTTTGAAGAACCTTGTGTTGTCAGCGAAGTAGTTGTACACTGAAGGGTCATCCAACTCCATCAGGTGACTCAGGACGAAGTCCTTGATTTCTTTCTCTGATGTATGGTCTATCAGGTTATTGGTAACCTTAACGAACACGTAGTTCTTACCACCTTCAGGGCAGTACTTGTAGAAGCCATTGTCTTCTAAGAAGTGCTTGAAGAGTATGTGCTCAACCTTTACGACACCCTTATCGTTCTTTGTCCAAAAGGTTTTCTTTGCATTGTCCTCTTCGATTTTATTCAGGACCGCTTCAATTGTATCGGAATCCAAGTCTGAGTCCTGCAACTGACTCCGAACTTCCTTTTTTGATACGCCTCTTCTGAGCTTTGCTCTTATCGAATTCACACGTTCCTCGTCCTCATAGTACTTGGTCCCGAAGTTGTGTGTTCTTGAGTAGGCTGAGTCAATCGTTCTCTGTATCTCGGTGAGTGAGAAGTCATCGCTTACGTACTGATTGAGTATGTATGCAGCAAGGCTCTTGTTCACACCGAAGTCATTGAATGCAGATGCAAGAATGAATACGTTTGCATTGCGTTGACCATCTACCATTGGGTACTTCTTTGTCCACCACCTTACAAGAATCTCCACTATCTTATTCTCGTCTGTGATTGGAATCGTAGGTGAGTCTCTGTGTTTAACCACCTCATTGTACTCTGCCTCTTCAATGGTGTCCCATACTGATGAGTTCTCGTTGATGTAAATCAGTGGGTCAAATGATTCGTAGCACACCCGGCTGATGTTCTTTGATGTCTTGTCAAAGTATGGTGAGTTGAAGTACTTATCAAGGCTGTTGAAATAGTTGGTGTGCCCATCTATATCTTCGGGTATCTTTACCAATACCTTTAGCCCATTGCCCGAAGGGCTGATGAATACTGAGTACACATACTTGTTCTTGGTGAGCATCTCTTTGTCTTGAAGCAATTCCTTTTGGCGTTCATAGCCATCAAAGTCTAAGCATATCAAACCTGAGTGCTCGATGATTGCATTGTCTGCTCTCTTGTTGAATGTCCCACTAAAGCAAATAGCAGGCAGGTCTTTCTTCAGTTCGTTCCTTTCTTGCTTACGCTTCTCAGAACGAATCTTCTTTACAAGGTCTTTGGACGCACCGTCCTTAATCCTCTCAAGGATTTTGATTACTTCACGATGGAAGGGAGTACTTGTCTCCTTAATGTTTTGGAATATTGTTATTTTGTTTGGCATATCTGTGTCGTTTTGTTGTCGATTTAAGCTTCGCAAGCTACTGATAAATAAGGACTGTGTCAATTATGTCAATTATTTTTTTCTCTTATAATAAATAAAAAAATAATAATAATAGAATATATATATATATATAGATAGGGGGATATTCAATTGTCATTCTGTCACAGTTAGATGGTAAAAAAAGGGGAGCACGTACTCCCCTTTCATTTACGCAGATGTTTTCTTAGAATGGTATGTCATCATTATCCGCAGCTTTCGGTGGCTGAGGAGCAGATTGAGGAGCATTGCTGCTGTTACCATTCTTTGGTTCATAGGTATCCAACTCCATGTATGGATTGCCTGAACGACCATAGAGAATGTTTAGGTTTACCCAACCGGCTTTCTCGTAGGTCTTTAAGAAGGTGATGGCTTCATCTACCTTGATTGACATTCTGCCCACTACAAACTCAGGGGCGTTTTCTCTCCGTTCAAAACGGAAACCTTCAGCGAAGATTTTTTCTTTTTGATTTGACATATGTTTTTTGTTTAGGGTTTTATTCTTGTTCAAGTATATCCAACATCTTACGCAGGCATCCAAGTTGTGCTTTTTCTTGTGAGCTAAACTCTTCAACTTCCAAAGAGAACTCATAGAACGGAGTCATCATATCTCGTCCATAGATTCTATAGGTCCAATGTGTCTCGTCATCTATGAATACAACCATGCATATCAAGCCATGATTTTTCAGTATCCAATTGAATGCTTGCTGATACAGTGGTCTGTGGTAGTATGGTATCAATGGACCATCGTACTTCAGCAGCACGAGCCTTGCATACTCTTTCTTAGGTACAAAGTATTCATTCATTTCGGTAGGTCCCCTTTGTATGGTGCTACTTTAGAGCAGAACAATGTGCTCATATGAATTTTATTGTGTCCTATGCGCCTGATTTCAAATGGGAACTTTACCATAGTACCACTATGAAACTTCACGAAGTTGCACAGCAGCCACCCCATGTGCTCATTGTAGGCAAGGATGGTTTCACCCTCGTGTGGCATATATACAGGCTTACTAATGTCATACTGTTGAGGCTTGTGAAACAATGATGGAGCATCATCAACGTAATTGTATCTGCCATCTTTCATGAATGCTTTGTTCTGTTCACCGATTGTGCACTTGATAGGATATAAGTCATCAGTTATAGCACGTATTGTACCTATTCCACCGAATGCAAATACCTCTTGCCCTACTTCGAATCCCATGTCACAGTTCTTGGTCCACTGTGTTGATGATTGCTTGTTGTCTTCTTTTGGTTTCATATCGTTTTGTGTTTCTTGTTTAGCTTGCCATTTAGCACCTTTTATAAAATGATTTTTTTTATCAACCTCTACATTACCTATACCACCTAAAGCAAATGGATATAATCTTTCAGCAGCTTCTTCTAATGTTTCTTGTTTAGCTTGCACTTGTGGTATTAGGATTTTGTATTGGTTAATAATCTCATAATAGTTACCTCCTGTTATTTCATCTACATAAACTTCATTAGTTTTTTTGAAAGTATCTACTTTTTCAATCTTAACTTCATCGCACGTTGGGTTATTGACAAACCATTCCAAGAAGCTATGACCAATACCTTGAACACCATCTTTGATTAAGTCTTGGTCTGTGGTTAGAATGATTTTCTTGCAAAAATGAAATCCATTATTATCTGTTCCAATAACTTTAGATTTATACACTTCTTTATGCTTTGTTAAATACCAATCTCCTTGTCTAATCTGTTCGTCAGAAGTAATGTAAATATGATAGCTCCTGAAGTTTTTTTGTGAAATTGGGTGATAGTGGTATTGACCACCAAATTCATACAGCACACTTAGCTTGGAAGTTATTAATAAATGTAGGTTCTTCATGTTGTTGTTTGTTTCTACCACCGCAACCCCGCACAAACTGAATTGTACGGGGTGGGTGGACTTGTCTTTCCAAGCTGTCACTATTTTTTTACGCTTCCTTCAGTTATTGTTTAACCGAGTTCGACCCGTAGCGTATGGGTTTGGCAACCACCGGTGCAACCTTGCCAACACTTCTGATGCTGCACTTGGTACGGTCTTGATGATTATTTGGTATCGCTTATGTCTTGGTACTTCTCTATGATAATCAAGCAAGTGTCACCAACCTTCCATCTGCCATCGTATTCAAATGGTATTGAGACTTCTCTTGTATGCTTAGCTGTTTGCACCCATATCTTAGGAAGAGTTCTGTACCTTGAGCCTATATATCCACTTTGTGTTGCTGAGATTTTACCATCGATAACTTCCATGCCAATGTACTGTAGATTGTCAGAACATGACAGCAGAAAGATTGATAGGAACAGTGTCTTCAAAGACACACTCATGTTACAAAAGCACCTCATCGATGTAGTGGTTTTCAATATCCTCTGTAGGATTCGGACCAAAGTACTTGTTCCATACCTGCAATGCACGTTCAACCTTATCTCTACCACCCATGATGAATGGCTCTGATGGACGGAAGATACCGAGCTGCCCTGTCGCTTTGTCAATTACGTAGAACACCAATGGTTTGTTGAACAAGGTTTGGTAGATGTAACACTGCGAGTCGTAGTTGTACTTCTTAGCTGAGTACCTGAATCCATTGATGTCTGATGTTGTCTTCAGGTCAATCAATATATCTATACCATCGCTGACAATGTCTGCCTTGCCTTTGAATTTGTGACCAAGAATATCACCCACCATTGGAACCTCATACTTATTCCCATTCATGTAGATGTCGTCATAGAACTGAATATTACCACTCATGCGCTTGGTCAATTCTTTTATGTCCTCTACCTCTTTGGTGAGCAGGCAGAACGATAGACCATTGTCATCAAGGAAGTCCTTGTAGATTTTGGTAGTGCGAGTAGATGCATCTACACTCAGCACATCCTTTGCTTTGTCCGGCTCAAGGAGTAGCTGATGGAATAGTCTTCCCTCAGCTAACGCCTTGTCGTCCTCACGAACTTTGCCATAGTCCTTCGGGTTGTTAAGCAGTACCCCAATGTCTGAATTGGATAGATACTTTCTGCCTTCACCACGATAGTACTCATCATCATTCTTCAGGAGTTCAATTATGTCTGACATTATTCTTCCTCCTTAATGATAGCAGCAATCTCTTTCTTCAACTCAGGGCTGATGGAATACTTTCTCACCAACTGAACGCCAATCTTTTCTATGCCCAATCCCTTGTTGGCTTTGACATATTTTATAACGGCTTCCCAATTAGAATCACCCTTCACAAGTTCAACAAGCCCGTCACCTTCTGCCTTCTTAGAGGCTGCTTTCTTTGTTGTAGCAGGTGTCTCAGTAGTTGCTGTTGTCTGCTCAGGCAAGTCCTCTCCTGCATAGATGTAGATACCCAATCCGAACATCGCCAAGTTCTTTACCAAGCAGCGCATGATTGTCTTGTTGATGTCGAATGTAGTGGCAGCCTCAACTTGCTTGTCACCGTATCGTGTGGCATAGCTGTAAGCTACCTTCTTCATTGACTTGTTCTTGCCATCCATCACGGGCAACCACATCTCCAATGTCTCGCCTTCAATTGTTACGGTGGTGTGGCACATGAAGCCAAGTGCCTCATCGTACTCTGTCTCCAAGATTTTGTACGTAGCATCGGGGCAAGCTCTCTTTGTCTCTGACCAAGCCCAAGCCCAAGATAGGTACGTTAGATTGTCTTTCTTTTCAACGTGCTCGTTTACGTTGATTGCTGATAGTCTTTCGAAGACTGTTTGTTTTTGATTTGTCATTTGTATTTGATTAGATTTTTACTGATTTGTTTAGCTCTTCTACGATTTTGCGATAGTCAGGGTCATCGCTGATGCGCTTGGTCACGACCTTGACACCATGAATAATTGGTGGGTGCTGTGTCTCATAGCCCTCTTCCTTCAGGAACTTCTGTATGTAGACTAACTTCATTGGTCTTGTGCTGCACATATAGTACAGCAAGTGCCTTGCGTCTACGATAGTTCTCTCTCTTGTCTTAGTCTTTACGAATAGGTCTTCTACACGTATACCAAACATTGCTGCGATTTTCTCTGCGTACTGATTGAATACTTCTTTTTTCATTTTAGTGGATTGGTTTGTCGAGAACTTCAGGGCGCATGATAGCACCAAGTTCTTCGAATAGATTGTTGAATGTGGCAGGCTTGCCTTGGCTGACTTCGTACTCGTGTTCAGTAGTGTCTTTGAAGACACGGTAGTCTACATCATCATGAGACTCCTGCTCACGAATAGCTATGAATAATCTTTTTGACATTTGATTTAATTAGATTTGATTTGATGGGTACAAATATACTATACGTACATGAATCGTCCAAATAATGTTCAATAATTATTTGATTAATTTTTGAACGTAGTTGCTCCAAATTTTTTCCTCTATCTCTTTCACATCTTTGGATATGTACTTGGTGCTCACCTCGTCTGACTCATGCGCATCGTTGGTGTCGAACATCCAATCACCTGATGGTAGAACCTGAATGCAGTACCCACCTGCGTAACGCATCACGTCCTTCACATCATGCATGAAGTAGTTGTGGTTTACGAACTCTTTCAGGTAGTACTCTTTGCTCATGAATCTGCCGGTGTTGACGAACTCTTCCTTGGTCATGTGCTCTTTGTCCATTAGCATTTGTATGGACTGAATGAAGTGCTTGTCAGGGTTGGGACGCATCTTCTGAATTAGGATTTCTGTTGATAGGAAATTTGATAGTTTAGTCATTGTGTTTTGTTTCGTGTTTGATTAATTGATGAACGGTCATTCCTGCCATTACTGTTAACAGCAGCCAAATACCAAAGATGCTTATGCGGGTTGGTGTAGGTATCTCACTATCTACATCTACCATAAACTTTACCATTATGATTGGAGTAATTGCTGCGTACAGTACGTAGACTAAGCACACTATGATAAGTGGCAGTGACATCTTCTTTATGATAGCCTCAGCAGGCTTCTCTCTCTTTGGCACTGCCCATTTCCACTCACTCTCCATGATGGTGTAGTCACAGTTGGTGCAGTTGTGTACGTACAACCACCAAGGCTCTGTGTGTCTTACTTCTGCGTCTTGTTCTGCCTCACATACGGGGCAAACTATTTTTTCGATATGCGATTCCATTTTGTTTTGATTTAATTAATAGTCATCGTCCAACATTTCACCCGCATCAAGGTAGTCATAGTACGAATCCTTTCGGTATGGATAGTTGTTCTCATAACAGCTATCACACCAATAGCCCGTACTAAAACCGTATGCATCCTCTCTCTCGCAGGTATCCTCTGATTGGCATCCCTTGCATGGCACAATCTCTTGCACTGAGTAGATGTCTCTGTCGGCTACTGACTCCAAGAACTCTTCAAGCTCATCCTCTGTATAGAACTCTATCTGTTCTTTGGTTTTGATGTGTGTTACTTTGTAGTACATAGTGTGTTTTACTTACAGAATACAAGGTCTTTAAATCTCACATAGATATTACCCTCATGGGTTATCTTATCTGCTGCTGTCCAAGAGTCCTGAGTAACGAAGCCAAGACTGATGCTCTCTGATACTCTGCCTGCATATATGCATACACTTTTGTTGGTATTCAATGCATGGTTGAGACCTTCTTGTCCCTCAATCGGTGCTCTCATAAGCACATCTTCCTCGTTATCCTTTCCCCATACTGCTTGAAGGTTGAATAGTCCCGCATCCAATACAGCTTGTGCTTTGTCGGTGACATCTATCCACAGATGCCCGTCTTGTGACTTGATTAGCTTTTCCATATGGTTTCAAATTTAATTTTTATCCGTAAACTAATTCTCCTAAAGCAAGATATTGGAACACTGTGTCGCTTGTTGCTGCGTCACCATTCTCATCCAACTCCTTCAGCAAACTGTCTGAGGATTCACTCATGCACTTGTTAATCCTATATTGGAATGTCTTAATGCTAAGTTCTCCGATAGGCTCATCGTCCTCGTTCTCTACATCATAGATTGGAACCACTACTCCCTTGTCATACACCGCCTCGAACACTCTCTCTGAGAATGCTTTGTCACCGTTTCTTGGGACAGCTTTATCTATGATGTCTATAGACTTTGCATTCATGTAGTACCAATAATTGCTACCTCCCTCAAGTGCAGTGATGAATATATTCTCCAACACCTCTCTTGATACATCTAAACTTACTGTGATTTTCATTTTGTCTGTGTTAATTAGTTTGATTAATTGTTGTGCCCACTCTTCTGTTGAGAATCTACCTACGACCTCACCGTTCAGGTAAACCCTCCACTCTTTTATGCCTGACACGGTGGCTTGCGTCAGATTTATTATATGCCCTTTCATTTGCTGCATACTTTGATTGATGAGTAGTAGCAGATGTCCTCAAGTATTGCGTCCTTGGTCTGCTCATCCCGGCTCTCGTAGTATTCATTCTTGAGGCTGCTGTAGAACCCCTTTAGCTCGTCAGCATCTAACTCGTTCAGGACATAAGCAGCCTGCTCATGCAAGCCCTGACTCTTGAACACCTTGATTGCATTGAATCTTTGCTCAGTGGTTGCCATCTTAGTTGTTCTTCTTTAGGTAGTCGAGGAATGCTTCAGCCATAACTTCAGGACTCAGGTAGGTCTCGTACAGTTGGTGGGTTGCCAACAGTAGAATCTCGTTGTCGGTTAGCTTCTCCTGAATTAAATCTCCAAGCTTGCTTAGCTTCTTGTCTTCACCATCAGATAGGAATGCTTGAATGACTTCGAATACTTTTTTCTCCATGTCTTCTTTGTGGCATCCGAATGCTTTGATTGTTTCTTTTGCGGTGTGGTTTAATTGTAATTCCATTTTGTTATTTGTTTAAGGGTTGGCAGGCGTGGGAGGAATCGAACCCCCCAATAACCATTCGCCTTGTGTCTTTGAAGACACTGTTACAGTAGGTTGTCTACATCATTCTGAGTATACCACTCGTTGCATCCAACACAGCAGTAGTTCCCGAACCCGTCATGCTCAAGGTCTCTGTAGCATGAAGTGCAGTATGGTGTGTCAACTATCTCCTCGTCACACTCTTCCTCTATGTCAGCAGGATAGTTGTCAAACTTGTCGAATGAACTGAAGTCAAGTTGCTTGTATGTGCTTGACGCAGTTGGCTCGAATGGGTGTGGGCGATATGGCTTCTGCTCGAAAGACTCATGCAGCGTATCAAAACTACTCACTCGCTTGGTTGGGTTGAAGTATATCCAAGCATTGACTACGTTGCCCCTTGCTGTCACGATTGGAATCTTCTTACGGCAATACCAATTGGGGTGTCCCTCAAGTTGGTCTAACTTGGCAAGCACTGTGTCACTCACCTTGAACAAGTCAACCTTGACATTGTGCCCCACTCCCTTCTGTTCTATCATGTATGGTATGCCTTCAACGAGCATGGGATACTTGTCTTCTGTTTTGCCTGAGCCAATGTATCTTGAGTCGGTAAGGTATCTGTAGTAGTTGTTGTTGCCCTTCTTCAGTGTGCCATACACAGCGACAAGATTGTTCTGCAACACGTTGTCCTTTGAGTACCACACACCATCCTTGAAAGTCCAAAGGTCACGGTTGTATAGTTGGAATGTGCGGGTGCGCACGTTGATAGTGATGAACCTTACAAGTCTGTTCTTCTCCAAGGTATCCTTCCACTTGTGCCTTGGCACTGAGTCCAATGACTCAGCTAATACCTTTGAGTCGCACGTGTTGTTGTCACCAAGCCCATGAATAGTACCGTTCATCATCAGGTACTCGTGACTGTTTGCACCACACCTGAATGGGTGTGTGTTTGACTTACCGACCTTGCCTACTGTGGCGTATCGGAAGTGTGCAATGAAAGGACGGTCAGTGTCGAGCACCTTCCACTGCTTTGATGTGTGATAGCTCACCTCAAATGTGTCGAGCCAAACTACACCTAACCCGTGTGGGTTGATGCGTGATGAGTTCTTGAGAACCTCTTTAGGAATCTCAATGTTGCGTTGCTTTACGATTATGATACACATATATTTGATTTGATTTTGGGCAGTGTCTTTGAAGACACAGAACCCGATTGGCAGTCAGGGCAGGATTCGAACCTACACAATAGGGCATCGCCCATAGCGTTTACCAATTTCGCCACCTGACTATTTGTATTACTATTGTGTACTGAACTGCTACAAAGGTAATACATATTGTGAACATCACCAAACTTTTTTTGCAATTAATTTTGCTCTGTCATGCTGCCAATTAGTTTGGTGCATGGCTCTCTCAATTGCCTCCCACTTTGTGCCTGCTGACACCCTCGCTACCACCATGCCCTTGTGATATACGTTCCACAGATAGTTGCTCTCCATCATGTTACTTGTTATTTTCAGGTGTAAAGTAGGTTTGTTTGTACTGTCTCAACGTGTGAACTCACAATGTCTCTTGCCTTCTGAATATCTTTCGGACGCACGATAAGGTAATGATGCACACAGAACACATTGCTTGACTCGCAGGTCATAAGCTTGGTCTGTATCTTTGCCTTGCTTAGTGCCTTCTTGACTGCTGTCAATTCAGCCTCAGCTATGTCGGACCTGCATGGTGAATCGTCCCACATACCCGTGTCATTGGCTCCGCACACTGCATATGCAGGCTGCTCATATCCTCGCATCCCGTCAGTGCTTACCCATGACTTGCTCATGTTCCATATATTGCCTGCTGCTTCCTCGTCCACAGTAGGTGGTGTTGATGTGTTTACTTTGGTCCATGTCCCATCCCACTCGTTGCCATTGAGGAACCATTTCCCCTTGCTTACTCTTATGTCAACTCCACGCAGTCCATTTAGCCTGTCTTTTGTGGTCTTGCTGAACCACCCTGCGTTGGTGATATACAGCCCTTCTGCACGGTGCTCTGCTATCAGGTTGTCGAAAAGATACAGTGCCTTACCATCAGTAAAACTGTTGGATTTACGTAGTGGTGTGCCACTCTGAAATGCCTCAATGATTTCGCTTGTTATCTGTCTCATGTTACTTGTAATTAAAGTACCTCTTTAGCTCGGTGATTTGGTCTTGCAGTTCACCGTTCTCTGCATCGTAGTAGAAGGTCTCTTCTACCCATCTGAAGAAGGCAGCCATCTGCCCTTGCATCCCCTCGGACAGCACATTGAACAGCTCCCTTGCCTGCGTGTGCTGCCCGTTGGCTCTGCTCTCCATGATGTACATGAAGAACTCCTCAACACTGTTGAATTCCAATTCAACGATTTTGTTTCTCAACTCTAAGTCCTTGTGCTCTGTTATTTGTATCATATTGTTTGTTGTTTGTTTGTTTCGGGTACAAAGGTAGTACATAGTTTGTATATATGCAAATTATTTTTCAACTTTTTTTTCATCGCTGTGAATCCTTACTGCGAGGACGGTTACGTTCTTTGCTGACACCTGACCCCACCCCGCTGAACCTTTGCGTATGTAGAACAGTCTGCCATCATGGCTAAGGCTTGCCCACTGCTCATATAGATGCAGTGGGAGCCTTGCTATTGGCTTGTCTATCCTTATCAGGTACACGTTTGTCTTTATCATCTGCCACCCCCCTGCAATAAGGTCTTGAACCCATTGTACACGTTGCGTTTGTACGCCTGACTTTGGTAGTCAAATTTGTTCGACATCAGTATGCTCGTGATGCTGCAAAATCTTATCTCAATTTGATGCAGCACCTCTTCGAAGGTCTTGCCGTCCATGAGATTCTTAATCACCTCATCACGTGTGCTCACGATAGGGTTGTCGAATGTGCCGTTGGCTTTTGCGTTGATGTGCGCATCAGCAATGGCTTTTACTTGTTTTGAAATGCGTGTTGTCATATCTGTTTTTTGTTATTGGTTGTTTGTGTTTCGTCCTTTCGGACTCATCAGCCTGAGCACTCACTCAGGGACACGGGGCAGTGTCTTTGAAGACACCACCCCTACTCACTACCACATGAGTATTATCTTTCAGGGAACACGTGTGCCCATATTGAGTTGTCACTTACCCACTCATCAGCAGGAACGCGTGGTGCAAGCCAATTCAGTGCGTCAATTATCACCTGACTTGTTGTCGGGTCACCCTCCCAATCGTTCATGTAGGTCTTGTCCTCAGACAGTTCGTCCCATATGTAGTTGTTCAGGTCGCAGTCATTGAGATTGCGTTGGTAGTACGTGGTGATGTAGTGTTCACCGTTGTGGTGTAGGCTCGCTACTCCACCGTCTTCGGTAATGATGTCCAATGACTCATCAACTTGGCTTTGGATTACTCTGTATTTCATGCTGTTAGGTATGGTGTTGGGTTAATGTTGTAGGTCTTGCATAGGTTAACGATAACAGATGCTTGTTGTGTGTAGATGACAGCGTCAAACCTTTCGGCAGCCACTTCTATCCATTTTTGTGCGGTCTCATAGGTGTTGAACATCTTGATGTGAATCGTGTCCTCGTCTTGGTCAACGCAGGCGGTCCAATGTGTTGTCATATTTGTGTGTTGTTTGTTGGTTTAGTCGGTTGCTGTTTCGTCCTTTTGGACTCGTCAGGGACAGTGCTCACTGTCCGACAGCGGGGGGAAGTGTCCTTGAAGACACCCCCACCCCCTTGGTTTAAAATGGTGTTTCTCTGTCGTGGTTGTAGTGCCCCACCACTCGACCCCCCGTTACCTGCACTGTGTGCATCTCAGGGTGTCTGAAGTTCGGGTCAAGGAAGTGCGCCACCTCTTCGTCAATTTTCCCGTCCATTATGAACTTGCGATAGTGGCGTGCCTTCTGTAGCTTCTCTTCAGTCTTGGCTACATCACCCCCGTACATCGATAGAACTATAGGTCTGATGTGGGCAAGGAACTTCTCGTGTGTTACACCTGACACGTTGAATGCGAAGTCAAGCATGGCATAGAATAGCTCGTATCTGCGCATGGTTTGCTTCACTGACTCAAACTTGCTTGGGATACGGAACTCAACCACATACTCATTGTAGCCCACCTGCTTTAGAAGTGCCATTTTGTACCTGCTGCCACCTCTGTTGTTCGGTCCGTCAAAGTGGCTTCTCTCGGTCTCAGGCTGCATACGCAAGTTCCCGTTGCAGTACCCGTTTGAGATGCGACTCTCGTACAGGGCAAGTAGAATCCCACTCAGCGGACGCAAAGCCTTGCGTATCTCGTCACTTGTCTTGCCCTTTACGCCTACAGTCACGTGACCCCCACAGCGTCTGTCAGCAGGGCTGTAGCGTGAGTCAATTATCTTCTCAGCCTGCACGAACAAGTCATAGA